CTTCTCAAGATGGAAAGCGTCTTTGACTGGATGGACGGCGGCGACATCAACGGGCCGTTCCGTCGCCTGATCTGGCAGAGGATCGCGGACGCCGAGGCGAAGGAAAATGAACTGCGCCAGTCTGTCGTCGGCAAGTTCATGGAGGCGCTAAGCGGTCTTGACCGGGCGCGGCTTAACGAGCGCGTGACGATCCCAGGGCTTTCGCAAACGTTCCTGCGCTCGGACATTATGTCGGTCGCTCTGAACATGGGCAACGCCTCGAACCTGGACAAGATGATGCGCGGCGAAGGCTGGTCGCGCGCTGTCGTCGACAGGATCGTGTCGAACCTCAACGCCGAAGAAGCGGCCGCCGTGCAAAACGTGTGGGACATCGTCAATTCGTTCTGGCCGGAAATCGCCTCGCTCCAGCGTCGTCTATCCGGCGTTGAGCCGCCGAAGGTCGAAGCCCAGGCAGTCGAGATTGCCGGCGTCAAGCTGACGGGCGGCTACTATCCGATGATCTACGATCCGAAGCGCTCGGCCGACGTGCAGGACCGGGGCGCGGCAACGGCCGACCGTATGTTTGAAAACACCTATCTTCGGCCGGAGACTATGCACGGCTTCACGAATGAACGTGCCCAGGCCTACACCCGGCCGCTTCTGCTCGATCTCGACGGCGCGGCTCGCCACCTGACGGCCGTCATCCACGACCTGACGCACCGTGAAGCAATCCTTGACGGCTATAAGCTGATGACCAATCCGACAGTTCGGGCCGAGATTGAAGCCAGGTACGGGCAGGAACTCTATGGCCAGGTCGTGCCGTGGTTCCAATCGATCGCACATGACGCCTACAAGGACGAGGGCCTGTCGGCGGTCGAACAGCTCTTCCGTGGCATCCGCTCGCGCGCAACGATCATGGGTATGGGCTTCCGCGTTACGACCATGCTTGCCCAGCTCGCCGGATATTCGTCGTCGCTCGAAATGGTTCCGGTCAAAGCCATGGTCGGCGCGATGAAGGATTTCACCATGTCGCCGCGCGCGATGTGGGAAGAGGTCAACCGCAAGTCGGGCGAAATGCGGTTCCGCTCGGCAAACCTGGATCGCGACATTCGCGACCAGTTGAAGACGTTGACGGGCAAGACGACGCTTGCCGACCAGGCCAAGCGCTTCGCCTTCTACGGTATCGGCTTCATGGATCGCATTGTTACCGTGCCGACATGGACGGCCGCATATCGCGACCACCTCCAGAAGATGCCCGGCGATGAGGAAGGCGCGGTCGCGCACGCGGACCAGGTTGTCCGGCTTAGCCAGGGCTCGGGCGGCCCGAAGGACTTGGCGGCCGTGGCGCGCAAGAACGAACTGACGAAGCTTGTCACGATGTTTTATTCGTACTTCTCGGCCTACTACAACCGTCAACGGAAGTGGGGCCGCGATGCTCGGCGGAAACTGACGACGGGCGAAGGCAGCTTTGCAAGCCTGCTGGCCAGGCAGGTGTTCATGACGGTGGGTCCGGCCGTCGTCGCGGAACTCCTGGTTGGTCGCGGGCCGGAGGATGATGAAGACTGGTCGACCTGGGCGGCGCGCAAGGTTGCTTTCTACCCGCTGTCGGCCGTGCCAATCGCCCGCGATGCCTTCGGCGTCTTCGAACGTGGCTTCGGCTATTCGTTCACGCCTGCCGCTCGCACCATCGACGAACTGCTTATTCAGCCGTTCAAGCTCCTGGGCGATGCGATGGACGGCGAGCTTGAGCCGCGCAAGGCGGTCAAGCAAACGATTGACACGGTCGGCTTTGCCCTGGCGTTGCCGCTCGGTCAGTTGTCGTCGACCGTTGATAATGTGTGGAAAGGGCTGGAGGCCGACGATTTCCAACTGCGCGACATCGTGCTAAGCAGGCCGAAGCAATAACGCCGCTGCCACGGCTCTAAAACCGAAGGTAGCGCCATGACTGTGAATGCCGTTCGTCCGGTTTCGGGGCCGCACATTGCGGACGGGACCAACCGAAACTGGTCGTACAACTTCAAGATTTTCGAAGTCGGCCACATGGGCTTGTTCATCACGGACGCGGACGGGTCGAACGGCGTTGAAGTCTTCACCGGATTTACCATCGCCGCGCCAGGCATCGACAACGACAACGGCGGCACTGTCGTCTACCCCGTCGCGCCTGTCGCCGCCCTGGCTGCGGGCAAGCGCGTAGTTCCGTTCCGCGTCGCGCCCTATGACCAAAGTCAGCGCATCGGCAACCAGGGCGCTTACTTCCCGGAAACGCATGAACGGGCCATGGATGACTTGGCCATGCAAATCCAGCAAGTCGAGGAAGAGGGGCACCGCGCCGTCAAGGTCGACCGTGGCCAGACGCCGCTTTCGGCAACTGACTTCCTGGCGGACATGGAGGCGGCCGGCGACGCTGCGGCGGCCTCGGCCTCGGCCGCTGCCGGCTCTGCTGCTGCTGCTGCTGCCGACCGCGTGCAAACCGGTCTAGACCGGACCGCAGTTGCCAACGACAAGGCCACGGTTGCCGCTGACAAAGCAATCGTTGCGGCTGACAAAGGTACGGTGGCGGCTGACAAGGCAATTGTCGCTGCCGATAAGGGTATTGTCGCGGCCGACAAGGCCACCGTCCTGGGCTACCGCAACGAGGTTGAAGCCGACCGCGCCGAAGTCGAGACAAACAAGAATACGGTCGCCGCTGACAAGGCGGTTGTCGCTGCCGATAAGGCCACGGTCGCGGCAGACAAAGGCATCGTCGCCGCCGACAAGGCAACCGTTGCGGCGGACAAAGCGACTGTCGCGACCGACAAAGGGCTGGCCCTGATCTATCGCGACGATGCCTACGACTGGTCAAGCGCTGCGGAAGACGCCCCGGTAAACGACGGCACGCATTCCGGCTTTTCGGCCTTCCACTGGTCGAAGAAAGCCGAAGCTGCTGCGGGTGGCGGCGTGAACTCTGTTGCGGCCGTGGTCGGCGGCAAGGTTGTCGTCGACAACACGGACCCAGCCAATCCTTTGGTGAACCTGACGGCCGGCGCGATAACCTCTCTTGGCCTGGCCGATACGGCGGTGCAGACTGGCGGCGCGGCGGCGCTCTCAGTCCTCGGCCGGGCGGCCAACTCAGTCGGCGCTCTTGCTGCCATCGTTGCCGGCACTGACGGCCATGTGCTGCGCCGCTCCGGCACAACGATAGGCTTCGGCACGATCCTGTCGGCGGCTATCTCTGACCTGGCGACGACGATCACCACGGCGATTGCTGCGGCGGTCGGCGTGACCGTCCAGGCGTTCGACGCGGCGCTGTCCTCAAAGGTTCGCCAGAACAGCCAAAGCGCGGCTTACACCTGCGTACTGTCCGACGACGGTAAGCACATCTTCCACCCGTCCGCCGACACGACGGCGCGTATCTGGACGATCCCAGCCAATGCGTCGGTTGCCTATTCCATCGGCACGGCTATTACCTTCGTCAACCAGAACGGCGCGGGCGTCATCACCATTGCCATTACGACCGACACCATGCGCTTGGCCGGTGCGGGCACGACGGGTAGCCGCACGCTCGCGGCCAACGGCATGGCAACCGCGCTCAAGGTGACGGCGACTGAATGGATTATCGGCGGAACGGGGTTGACTTGATGCCTTCTGTTATTCAGCAAATTCTAATGGCAATCGGGAAGTCGTTCGACCCTCCGGGGTCGCAAAGCTTCACGGCGACCGGCGCGAACAATTTCGTTGTCCCTAACTATTCAACCTCCCTCACAATGACATTGTGGGGCGCGGGTGGTGGCGGCTCTGCCGGCACGAATGGCGGAGCTGCTGCGAATGGCGTCGATGGTGGCGCTTCCACGTATTCAGCCGGGTCACTATCGGCGGGCGGTGGCATCAAGGCGACAGGCTCCGGCACGACACACACGGGCGGTGCGGGCGGCACTGCCTCCGGCAGCGGCACGAACACGAATGGCGGCGCTGGCGCTAACGGTGTGACAAACTCAGGCAAAGGCGGTGACGCTCCAGGCGGCGGCGCGGGTGGAGCGGCGGTATCCGCATTCAGTACTGCCGGCAACCCTGGCAATGTCCAGGGCGGCGGCGGTTCTGGCAATAAGGATGACTTCGGCGTTGCGGCGGCAGGTGGCGGCAGTGGCGCGCGCGTCGTCAAGACGTACACTGTCGGGCAGCTAACGCCAGGTGCAACGCTCGCGCTTGTCGTAGGCGCGGGCGGCGCTGGCGGTACTGGCATCGCCGGAGACAACGGCGGTGCGGGGGCCCGTGGCCAGATCGATATTTCTTGGACGTAAGACCATTGACACCGTGTCATGCTTCGTCCATATACGGGAGGCGATCAACGCAACCCTGATGAAAAGGAACCTGAAATGAAATACGCTCTTTCCGCCCTCGTCTTCGCCGCCCTCACCGTCGTTGCCTCTGCCGCCGATAGCCAGCCGCAGCCGGCCAAGCCCGTATGCACGGCGCAGAATGGTCCGCTCGAAGTGATCTTCGGCAAGTGCCACCTGGTCAAGGGCGTCGCGCTCTACGGGCAGGGCCTCGAAAACCTGGCTGGCATTTCTGACGGCATGTCGCCCGCCATTTCGTCGACGCATCCAAACTAGCTAGCCGCTTCGACTGATGCTACAAGGGCCGGGTAACACCGGCCCTTTTCCATTGGAGCGAAGCAGCATGTCAGCATGGCCCAAGCAATCACAGATGGATGACTTCTACGGCAACCCGCGCGGCAAGGGCGACAAGGCGTCGCCAGCCTGGGAAGCCGCTAACCTCGTCTCGATCCCTGCGAAGGAACTCCCGTTCATCATCTATTACAACGGCGTGGCCGTGCGCTCGATCCGCGTGCATCGAAAAGTCCGCGACGCCTTCCTGCGGGTTCTCAACCGTATATGGGTGGCGGCCGGCAAAAGCCAGGCCAAGGTCGACGAATGGGGCATGTCCAAGTTCGCCGGCTGCAACATGTTTCGGTTGAAACGTTCTGGTATAACGTTATCAACTCATTCCTACGCTTGCGCCTTCGACTTCGATCCGGCAAACAATGGTTTCCGTGATCCGACGCCGCGCTTTGCGAACTATCCCGAAGTGCTTGCGGCATGGAAAGCAGAGGGCGCAACCTGGGGCGGCGACTGGAAGGGCAACACGGACGGCATGCACTGGCAGTTTGCCACGGTAGGGTAAGGCAACCAGTAGCGGCGCGGAACGTTAAACGGGGAAGGCTTCGCGGCTATGACTTTTTGGGAATGGCTACAGTCTGACAAAGGGGTCGTGATGATTGCTGGCCTTGTCGGTGCCGGCGTCTCGGCGGCGATGGATTGGGACGGCCCGATTAAGGCCGCCCGCGCCCTGTTCGTTGGCGGTGCCTGCGCCTACTACATGCACCCGCTGGCGATCCCGCTTGTTGAGTGGGTGCTAAGCGGCTTCAGGGCAAACCCTGAAAATGCCATCGGCGCGTCTGGCTTCATTATGGGTGCGGTCGGGATTATCATTGTTGAAATCATCCGCGAAGCTTTCAAGCTGCGGCGTGACAGTCTCAAAACGTTTACGCCGCCGCCTGCCAACCCGGAGGAATAAACCTATGGCCATGCCGATTTCAACGGCAGTAACCAAGGCGGCCGCCTCGCAGTCGCGAACGATCTTCGCGGCCGTCTTGATCATCGTCGCATACCTGGCCGGGGCTACTGCCGGCAAGCAGTGCGACTATTTCCGCGACTATTTTGGCCGCGATCATGTGCCAACGGAGATCGTTCCGAAATGACTTATCTCCGGCTTGTCCTGGTCGCCGCGTTCTTGGGCGTCTGCGCCTTGGCGTTCTGGTATCGAGGCAATGCGATCGATGCCGAAGCGGCGGCGGAAATGACGCGCCGCGATCTGTCGACGGCCATTGTTGCCAATGAAGCCTACAAGGACCAGGTCGCGGACCTGGAGGCGCATCGAAAGCGCAACGATGAAATCACGCTGGGCTTGGCCGAGAAGCTGGCGGAAATCCGAACGGGCTACGTCCAGGCGGTCAAGGACGTGGCCGACCTCAGGGGAAATGACAATGCGGTTGCTGACTATCTTAACCTTGACGTGCCTCCTGCCCTTACAGGCGTGCTTGACCGCCGCGCCCCAGGTCGTAGCGCAACCAGTCAAGGCCGCCCCTGATCCTATGCCGGCAAGCCTGCTCGGCCGCTGCGCCGATCCGCTTGCCAAGTCAGCGGTGAAGACTGGCGTCATCGTCGAGCGGATGCAGCACGCCGAAAGCGCGCTGGTCGAATGCGGCGCAAACCAAGACGCTGTTATTCGCTGGAACGCTTCCCGGTTCGGTCCCAAGCCACCCGCGTCGCGGTGAGATAGGTCTTGTTCGCCAAGGCGCGGTTCGGTGAAAGCCAGGACTTGCGGCCGGCGCGGTCCCTGTCGTCTTCCTCGCGCCAATGCAGCGCCAGGCGGCACATAAGGTTCCACACTCCGAGAAGCTTTGCCGCGCCGCGATCATAGCGCATGACCATGAACAGGTCATAGAGTTCCTTTCCGCGCACCATGCGGCGGTTCTCGAAGCTCTTGCGGCACGGGGTGGAACAATAGAACTCATCGACACGGCGCGGGGTGTAGGCCTCGCCGCACTCGTTGCAACGGCGTTCGCGGTACTTTGGGGCGGTCGTGGTCATGTGCTGTTCCTTGGCAGGGACGTTTCGAAGTGGCTAGACACTCGCACATGATTGCGCCGCCGTCAACTGGTGGCGGCGGCGCTGGTAGATGGGCCGGTTAGAGCCAGCCTTGGTCGCTGAACAGGCGCTGAACGTCGCCGTAGTTGTCGCCGATGGCGGCGGTGATGCGCGCCACCTCTTCGCGTTCTTCGTTCTCTCTCGCCTTGCGTTCGTCCATCAGGTCGGTGTCGATCAACTCCCGAATGGTGGCGTCAATGATCCGGTCCAGGTATGCGGGCGGCAAGGCGTCAAGCTCCCAGGACTTGCCGCCAAACCGCTTGATGTACTCTTTCGCCCGGCTGTCCGTGATCTTGGCCGGGTTCGGCGGCGGGTTCAGTTCCTCGATCTGATCCATGTTGAGCGCGATGCGATGCACGGTCACGTCGTATTCCGCAAACATGGAAAGCCGCTCGCGGTTGTCGCGCGTCATGTCCAGGCCGCTTGGATCGTGGTCACCCAGGTGGATGACGTGGACGCTTCGGCCGTCGTCGCGATGCCCGGCGAAGCGCTTGCCGGCGTTGTACTGCTCGGACTGCGACGAGTAGCCCCGACATGAAAAGTAGCTTACGCGGTGACGGTCTGCGGCGCGCTCGACAACATTTATAAGCGCGTCCTTCTCAACCCATACTTCGACATAGTTTTCCTGACCGTCCCACCACGGGATAAAATACGACGTGTCCAGGCCGGCAAAGAAACTCGCCGGGTCCGTCTCGCTGCCGTCCGATCCGCGAAGCATGCGGCCGCGATCCTCCAGGCTGCGCCAGTCGACCAGGCCAGCCAGGCGCGCCTTGGACAGCGTGTCGCCAAGCTGCTTGTAATCCTTCTGCGTGTTCGGAATGTCGCCGCGCTGGACAAGCTGATAATAAAGCTGGCGTAGCGAGACGCTGTAGCCCTGCCGCGCCAGATCATCAAGGATCGTGTTGCAAAGCTCAATCCGCTGCAACACGCGCTTGGTGAACCTGTATTCTTGGAACTGCTCTTTCATCGGTCCTCTCTCCTGGTCAAAGAAAAGCCGGTCAAGACCGGCCTTTCCGTGTAATGTTATAACGTGTCTGCTATTCCTCGTTTTCCTCGGTGCTGCCGGTTTCGTCTTCGTCGCCGCCGTTGCCTTCGTCTTCCTCGGTCTGCTCGACCAGGGCCGGCTTGTCCTGATCCTGCCAAGCCTTGAACTCGTCGACCGTCACGCGCTTGCCGACGTGTTGCTGGCGGAACTCCACGCCGCGCAGGAGCGGAGTAAGAGCGGCGAGCGGCTTGCGGCCTTCGTTGATGTCGAGCAACAGAAGCGGGATTTCCGACTGCCGGCGCAGATCGTTCTTCGGGATCGGAATGAAGCCGATGATCTGGACAGCGAAGCCCTGCACCTGGGTCATTGCCGGGGTGGCGGCTGCGGCGATTGCTGCGGCCGGGGAGTTCTGTGCGGTAGTGCGTGCCATGTTGGATGCTCCTTATGATGGCGGTTGAAGTCGGGTGTCAGTCCAGGCGCGCGATGTCGTCGCGATCCTCGCGCGCCTGGTCGGGGTCTTTCTCGCCCTTGGGCGGGAAGTATTCGGAATTGCGCATAACGCCGAATGACCAGGTCGCGGGCTGGTTGTTCATCAGCCACATGTCGACCGTCTTCCTGATGTCGGCGGCGAGGCTGTCAATCTGCGACGTTGACCATTCGTTTTCGGGGCCGTCCTCGCCCCAGCACTCGGCGTTATCCTCCAAGAGTTCGTCGACGATCCTTTCGGCGTAATCGTCGCCGCCGATGGTGTTGGATACGACTGACTTGTCAGCCTCAACGACGGTAAAGCCATCTTCCCAACCGTATCCCCTGCCTTCGTCGACTGCCTCTTCCTTGCTGTCGAACGGGCCGTGGAAGCTTTCGGGGCCTGACCCGCCGCTCATCCACCACTTGAATTCGCCATTACCTTTCATCGGTCTGCCTTCTCCGTTGTGTAGGGCTTGCGCCCGTCCTTGGTTGCGCCGTCCGTCGAATAGACGCGGGTTTCATCCGGTCGCAACACCTCCGCCAGCATCTGGTCGCTGACCTCTTCGAGAGCCGCAACAAGCTCGCGGCGCTGATCCTCTGTCATGCCGGGCATTAGAATTCGTCCCTGGCCTGGCGCTGTCCGCCCTCGACAAGAACGCCCTCGCCGCCGTCTTCGACCTTGCCGCGCCAGCTATCGTCAAGAAGCTCGCCGGTTTCCTTATCGTAGTCGTCGTCGTGGTCAATGACCTTGTCGTCATTGCCGCCGCTCGGATCGCCTTCGTCGTCGGGTCCAGGCTTCGGACGCGCTGCCTTGAGCTTGTCGGCCGCGCTGCCCTGCTTCTTGTTGCGCACTGCGGCCGGCTGTTCGGCGATGGCGATTTCTTCGTGTTCGTCGTCGCTCGGGTCGAAGCTGGAATACAGCCCGTCGACGCGCTCGGCCGCCTCGGCCGCCTTGTCCGACAAGGGCAGGTGCTTGAAGTGCCGGCGCGCAACCGTCTTCTTCTGCATTTCCTCTTCGTCGCTCGCCCAGGGGCCGGTTATCTCGGTCACTTCGTTGTTGCCGACCTTCTTCGTCTTCTTCGACTTGGTCCGACCTTTGATCTTGTCAAGCTGGCCTCGGGTCATAACCTCGATGCTGACATGTCCGTCACGCAAGCGAGCAACGGAATAGGCCGCCACGACCGGGCCGCGCTCGCCGACAATGATAGGCTCGTGCGTAAGGCTGGGCGTGTCGCCGCTGTGATAGGTGAACCGGCCGGCCTTGTACTCTTCTTCATAGACAAGGTCGACGTGCCAGGAAGAAATCTGCGGCGACAACATGACCAGCTTGCGAAGCCCTCTGATCATCGGAATATAGACGACTTCGGTAATCCAGTTGTCTTCCCAATGGCCGGTTTTGGGGTTCTTCTGGCGCTTGTTCGTCTTGAAACGGGTCAAGACCGCTTCGCGACCATCAAGGACCAGGCCGTCCGCTGCGGCCTTGGAAATCTCCAGATAGACCGACTGCTTGCTGGCATCTGCAATCAAAGGATCGCGGATAATTGCGTTCTTCATCGTCCGCATGAAGCGGTCGATTTGATCGGTCGGCATGAGCGTTCCGAAGTCGGACTTCCGCTCTTCGAAATACTCGACAAGAGCGACCGACTTGGGCGGCTCCTTCACGTTTGCGATTGCGTTACCCATTGGTGTGTTCCTTTCTTTAGAGCGGTAGCCGGTCGGCCTGGGCGTCAATGAGCGCGTCCATAGCCTCTCCAAGAAGTCGCTCGCTTACGTCGCGTGCCTGGCCTTTGTTAGCCAGCATGGCCATGTCGTGGCGGGCAACAATGGCCAGCGCCTGGGCGCGCTTGATCTTCTCGAATGCCTTGTCGATACCGCCATAGATGGCGTCAACCTGCTTGTCGGTGTGCGTCGTGCTCATTCCACGCCCTCCGGTGCTGGCGTCAGCTTGTAATCCCACTTGCGAAGGCCGATCTTCTGAACCTCCTGCGGGTAGCCTGGCCATTCGGATTTGAAGACGCATTCGGCGTAGCGCTTGAGCGACGCGCGATAGATCGCATGGCCTTCGGCGACGGTCGGCGCGTCCAGCTCGAAGACGGAAACCAGCGGCGGGTCGCTCTTCTCGAAGCAGATGAAGAAGAAACCTTCGACGGGCATTTCCGCGCCCTTTTCCCACACGTCCGAATAGGTGGCTTCTTGGACGTGATAGCCAAACTTGCCGACGCTGCGGATAAAGTCCGCACTACTGCCGCTCGCCATGTTCTTGATATCGCCGATTAACTTGTGCTGCGGGTTGTAGATGTCGGGCCGGCACTTGACGAGGATGCCGGTTTCTTCGTCTACATGGTAGGCCGACGTTTCAATGACCGGATGGCCGTCGCGCATCACGTCAAGCGCTTCGCAGCCGCCAGCCACGTCGCGGATAATCTTAGCCATTTCATAGTCGCCGGACGTCAACAGGATCGTGCCTGCATGGGCGGCGAAGTCCATCGCCTCTTTCCACTTGTTGCCGCGCCTGTCGTCAGGGCCTTCGGTGACGCGCGCTTCGAACGTCTCCGGCTCCAGGATCGCGATATGTGCGGCCTTGCCCAGGTCAAATTCGGGCTTGTGTTCCTTCTTGCCGTACATCGCATGGTAAGGCGTCTTGTCCCAAAGCTTCCAAAGGGTCGACTTAGAGACACCGTTTCCGGCGTGGTAGGCTTCGTCTGTTTCTTCAACGATAGGCATTTGGCAGGGCTCCTAAATCCTTGACACGGCGTCAATGCAGGCGATAGATAGCAGGTAGATTGACACATCGTCAACGGGGTAAAACGACATGACATTGAATTGGTACGGGATAGTCAATCCCAAAGGAAAGCTGATCGCAACGGAGGAAGACAAGGTCGTTGCTGAACGCTTGGCCGCCCTCTTGGGACCAGGCTATAAAGCCGTGCCCGTCATCATCGGATGGGACTTGGCGGAATGATCACCTTCAACGGTCGCAAGCTTGAAGAATATGCGCTGCTCGATCACTGGGCCGACGCGGTCGGGCTCAAGGCTCCGGGCAACATCTTCGGCGGGTTCCTCGCCTTGGACGCTTACCTGCGTTGGCTCTCTCGATCCTGGGAAAGCAAGCACCCAGGATTGACCGTGTCCGCCATCAACATTGCAAGGGTACTGCCACATGGAAAATAACGTTGAAACGCTGGTCGAACTGTTCGGCGGCGCGAAGGCAGAGCTTGCGCGCATCTGCGGTGTCAACCCGGCCATGATATGGCGATGGGGAAAGCCGAACACCTGGCAATCGGGCCGGGCTCGCGGTCGGGACGGTCATCTGCCGACGCAGTACAACCGCGCCGTCATGGCGGCCGCGCGCGAAAAGGTCGCCAACATGAGTGGCAAAGACGCCTTCGACTTCGTGTCTGCGGTGAGCGCGTGCCTCGATCCTGCCGTCTGCCCTACCTGCGGGCAAAGCATTGACGACGGCCGCGTGCTGTGAGGGATGGCATTCGCTGCGACATGTGTGGCTCGACCGAAAGCGATGTCGTCGACACGCGCGGCGGGCCTGGTAAGATACGGCGGCGGCGGCGTTGCAAGCGTTGTGAATATGCGTTTTCAACAGTCGAAACCGTCGTGCCTGGACGGCTCAAGATGAACGTTCGCCGCATGCGTGCTATGCGCGGCGAGGGAAAGACCTACAAGGAGGTAGCCGAAGCTCTCGGCGTTTCTCTGTCGACCGTCTACATAAAACTGCAAGGGGATGACGAGCTGCCATGAAGCAACCCATAGTCTACAAGTGCGCGTGCAAGCGCATTTTCACGCCGAAGACGTTCCCATATACGTACAATTGCAACGACTGCGGTGCGCAAATCACAGTCGCCAAACCTGCCAAGGATGAAAAGAAATGATCTACCCTGAATTGCCGGAACGCGCCCTGTCCATCATGCAGCCGTGGGCATGGCTGATCGTCAACGGTCACAAAGACATAGAAAATAGGTCTTGGCCAACTAAGTTACGTGGCCCGGTTGCGATCCATGCCGGGCTCAGGATCGACTATGTATGTGCGAACGATGTGCAGTCGTGTATTCATCCGGTGACTGGCCGCAATGCCAAATGGGATCACTTCAACGTCAACGGCAAGGGAACTGGGGGCATCGTTGGCGTTGCCGATATTGTCGACTGCGTCGACGCTTCGGATAGTGATTGGTTTGTCGGGCGCTATGGCTTCATCTTGGCAAACCAACGTCCGGTGGAATTCATTCCATGTAAGGGCGCGCTGGGCTTCTTTGATTGGCGCAAAGGGCTCTGTTAAATGGAGTTCGCATTACGCTCCTACCAAGACGAACTAATCCAGAAAGCCCGCGTAAAGCTGCGGGAGATACGCGAACGGCTCAAGGCGAAAGGCCTCAAGCGCGGGCCGCGCCTTCTGATCCAATGTCCTACGGGTGGCGGCAAGACCGCCATTTCCGCTTTCATGGTCCAGTCGGCCGCGTCGCTCGGCAATGTGCCGGTGCGCTTCAACTGTCATCGCGATTTCCTGGTCGACCAAACGGCGCAAACTTACGACCGGCTCAAGCTTGACTATTCGTTCATTGCCTCCGGCCGCTGGTATAACCCATATCCGCCAATTCATATTGGCATGGTCCAGTCCATCCGGTCGCGCTTGGCCAAGGTGCCTAAGCCGAAGTTCGTTCTATGGGACGAAGCGCACCACATCGGGGCCGCCTCCTGGGCCAAGATCATGGAGGAATGGGAAGACGCTACGCACATCGGCTTAACGGCGACGCCGTGCCGGCTCGATGGAAAGGGGCTAGACGCTTACTTTGACGACATCGTTTTGGGGCCGCCCGTCGCCTGGCTTATCGCCAATGGCTATCTGTCCGACTATCGCGCCTATGCCCCTTCGTCGCCTGATCTGGCCGGCATTCACATTCGCGGCAAGGATTACGACAGGGACGAAGTTGACGAGGTCATGGATAAGCGCGTGATCATCGGCAACATGGTGCGCGACTATCGGCAATACGCCTTCGGCAAGCTGGCCGTCTACTTCTGCGCCTCGATCAAGCACAGCCAGCACGTCGCCGGCATGTTCAATGAAGCCGGCATACCGGCGATGCACCTGGACGGCGATCATGAAACCTGGGAGCGCAACCAGGCGGCCGCCAACTTCGCCGACCGCAAGTTGATGGTGCTTACGAACGTCGACCTGTTCGGCGAGGGCTACGACCTGGCGGCCCAGGCTAAGCGCGACGTTCGCATTGAGTGCGTGGGCCTGGCTCGGCCGACCAAGTCGACCGGCCTATTCCTGCAACAGGTCGGCCGTGCGCTGCGTCCAGGCGACGACAAGGCCGTGATCCTGGATCATGCAGGCAACATCAACGAACACGGACTGCCGGACGATGAGCGGGAATGGAGCTTGCAAGGCCTCAAGAAACGCGACGGCGGCTCCGGCTCGACGACGCAGCAATGCACCGGCTGCTTTGCGCAAATCCCGGCGACGGCTCGCAAGTGCCCGCATTGCCAAGCGGTCCTGAAAGTCGCGGCCGCTCCAGGCGAGGGCCGGCAGATCGAAGAGAAAGACGGCGATCTGCACGAAATTGACCGGGTCGCGCTGCGCAAGTCGCAGAAGCTCGAAGAGTGGCAGGCCGGCAGCATTGACGAGCTGATCGACATCGCCAAGCGGCGCGGCTATTCGAACCCTGAGAAATGGGCCGGGCACATGTGGACTTCGCGGAAGCAGCGTGAAGCTGCGCGGGAATACTCGGCGAAACAGCAGATGGATTTCTACAACAAGCTAGCCATGGAAAGGTTCGGTGTATGAGCGAGCGCGATCTAATCAACGACTTCCTGATTGAAAGCTCGAACGCGGGGCTTCGCATGTTCCGCAACAATTCCGGTCAAGCCCGTTTCAAGGATGAGAAGACGGGCGCTCACCGCGTGGTCAAGTATGGCGTTGCCAATCCTGGCGGCTCCGACTGCCTGGGATGGCATAGCGTGGTTATCACGCCGGAAATGGTCGGCCGCAAGGTCGCGGTTTTCGTCGCGGCCGAGATCAAGACGGAAGGCGTGTCGCTGACAAAGGAACAGCGCGCGTTCCTAGCTGTGGTGAAGGAAGCGGGCGGCATCGCCCTGGAGGTCCGCAGCGTGGCGGGCTTCTTTGAAAAGCTCTGGTCGTGGTGGAGCTAAAAAGAAAACCCGCCGCGCTCGGATGGAAACGCGGCGGGTTTTGTCCCCGATGAAAGGACGGTGTCCCTGCCAGAACACGGCCCGTTATAGTATTACGATCGATCGATTGTCAAACCATTCTGGACGGTGCGACATAGTAAATTCTCCCGTCATCGTTGATCCTCTCCCAGCCCTTCGAATGCAGGTGCGAGGCGATACGCCGATTGACGATTGCGCTGCGGCGCTCGGGCTCGATCTTCAAGCAACTCTCCATCACGTCCAGGGTCGTTACCTGCGTGCGGGTGATGACGTATTCGTCAATCATCTGGCCGTATGGGTCTTCTTCGTAGCGCAGTTGCTGGGCGATCTGCGCATAGACGTTTTCGTCTTCGTCAAGCCACCACTGCTCACCGTCCTTGTAGGCCGCGACCGCCTCGGCCCATAGCTGTTGCGCGTCCTTGGCCAATGCCTCAATCTCGATCTTCGTAACCTCTACTGGCCACATGCGGCGCGCGCCGGACGGGTCTTTGAGGTAGCCGATGCCGATAGGGTTGACGGTGCCGGCGAACACGCATGAACGCGGAAACTCTTCAATGATCTTGCCGTACGGGCGGCGAAAGCGGTCGGTCTGGCGCGAAAGCCAAGCCTTAATCTGCGTGATCTCGGCGCGGCGAAATGCGTCAAGCTCGGAAATCTCGATGATGAACGCACCTTGCATTTGCAGGCCGGCGTCCTTGGAATTCGGGTCGCTGATTTCGTCAGTGAAAACGCCAGGACAAACGGCGTCGGCGATGACGCGCAAGGCGGTCGACTTCTTCAAGCCCTGGCCGCCTTCGAACACAATCATGGTGTCAACCTTGCAGCCTGGTTGCATGGCACGCGCGACCGCGCCAATCATCCATTTGCGGCCAAAGGCCTTGTTCTCGTTGCTGTCGGCTGCGCCCATGTACCGGGTCAACCACGGCGCGATATAGTCGCCCTCTTCGTTCTTGCCCGACAGGCGCGGCACGCCGTCCCACACGAAGCTTTCGAGCGCTTCGACTACGGGGTTATAGGTGTTGTGCTGGGCGACGCGCTGAATGACCTTGCCGACCTCGTTTGTCTTCGGGCTCATACCGCAATACTCCAGCCAGCACGCCGTCGAAGTCACGTCGGGTTCGGTCATTGGCCTGGGTCGCCACCTGGCAGGATTGCCGGTGATGTCCCACGGCGGCCGGCGCTGTAGATAGACTTCCTTGGCAAATTCGTTCCATGCGAAGATGCCGGCGAAGCGGCGTTCATACTGGAGCAGCAGCGCGAAGTTTTGCAGGCTGTTCGCCTTCAAGCCGTCGCCGTCCGCCTTCATGATCAAGTGTTGTCGCCAGGTGTCCTCACTGATGTCGAAGCCTCGGCCGACAAGGATAGGCTCGCGGCTCTCGCCTTCGCGTTCAGCCTCCGAACGATGGCCAGTCGGCGCGCTATCACTTCGGCCGGCGTTGTCGTTGTCGCTGGCGGTGGAAGGTTGCCCAGGCCTGTCACCTTCTCCACCTCCTGGCGAAGCTCCGCCATTACCTCCGCCATTGTCTTCGGGGCCTGGGTCATTGTCGTTGCCTCCTGGCATCGCCTTGTCTATGGCGCGTTTCTTCCACTCGTTGAAGCGCTTGCGCGGCCAAGCCTGGATGCGCTCGCGCATGAGCAGTTCAACGCCGCGCTGGCCCAGGCCTTCCTTTTCGGCGTCGGCGATGTCCCAGCCCTTCGGGCGGCTCTCCGGCGTGATGTGAACAATCTTGATCGTCGAAGCGCCGGCCTCGAAGGCGTAGTCTACGACGCCCTTGTGCCAGCCGCCGCGCTCGTCTGGCCAGCCCATGGCGGTTTTCCAGCCCTCGGCGTCGTTGTCTGGCCAGATGATAATCGAGCGGCCCTTGAGCGATCCCCAGTAGACTTTCGACAGCGACTTGCCGCCACCTGGCCAAGTGACTGGCACGACGCGCTTGCCGGCCATAAGCCTGGCGGCTGCGTCCTTGCACTTCTCGCCCTCAACCATAAGCACTTGGTGTTCGGGGTTCTCGTAAAGCTCCGGCAGTCCGTACATGGGGCGCGGAGCTGGCAAGCTGCCGTGGCTCCAGCCTTCGAAACCTGCGGCTTTATTCGTGGTCCACCACACGCCAGGCGTTATCTTTTTATCGTCAAATTCCACGCGTAGAACGTAGCCGATGAGTTCGCCGAACTTGTTGCGGTATGGGAAAACCATCGACGGCTTGTAAGTCGTCATCTTGGGCTTGCCCGAAGTCGGGTCTACGCGCTTCGGATTGAGGATGCCCGGTGTTCTCTCACCTGCCAGGATCGGCGGTGTTCCTGCCGGAGGCCTGCCAATGTCGTAACCGTCATAAGCGTTTGTCGCTTCGCGATATTCGCGCTTGTCGACCGGCCGCGCGTCGGCGTTCTCACCAGTGATGAACCTGGCCGCCTCGCCTGTCGTCTCCATGCCGTAGCGTTCTTTGACGTAATCGACGCTGTCGCCATGCGCGCCGCATCCGAAGCAGTGATATTTCCAGATGCCTACCTTGTCACGGTAGACGCGGAAGGATGGCGTTTTCTCGCCATGGAATGGACAGCAAGCTTCCCATTCGTCGCCGTTCTTTGTCAGCCGCTCGCCCGAAGCGGCGACGATGTCATTGAGCGGATAATTCCGCTTGATGTCGTCAAAGTTGATTGTCATCCGATGGCTTTCGCGCTGGCAGGCTGGCGATTAGGATCGTGTTCAACGCAAAACCAAGTCCCCACTTGATCCTTACGGAGGCATACGCCGTATCCGAAGCCGGCGTCAACTAGGCCGCAGACGGAACACGGATGCCAAAACATCACGGTCCCATTTTTATTGCGGCCGAAGCGCGGGCGTCTATCCTCGGTGTAGACCTTTTCAGAACTCATCGCGGGCAAGTCTCGCAATCTTCTCGATCATCTTGCGGCCTGCCTCTGTGAGTGTGACACGCGCTGTTTGCCGGCGAAGCCCGCCGCGCGTGGTTCTTGATTTCTTGGTGGTAGCAAAGCCCCTGCGTTCCAATATCAACGCGAGCCGGAAAAGGCGCAAGTGCTCTTTGTCGTCAATGATCTCTTCCGGGGATAACTCAAGCAAAGCCTTTGCCACGTTGAGCGACATTGGCAGGGCCTGGCGCTTGTCCTGGCCCATGGGCACATAGAGGCCGGAGCCGATGCCTTGTACCATGCGGGCGCTTTCTTCTGTCGTGGCGTGCCTTGCCAGAAAGCGGCTAGTCACTAGCCCGTTGGTGTCGCGCTCGGCGTCCGGTCCGGCGATGGGCCATCCGCTTATCTCGAAGTAATCTAACAGCGCCTGGGTCCGCTCTGACCGGCAGTGACGCGATATGATCCGCCCCGACTTGGTTGTGAACTGCGGGTGCCTCCAGTAGCCGACGCCTGGCAGGTAATGCACGCCCTCCTTGCGCAGATAGTGGCGCATCGTGGCGAGTGGCGCGGCCGCCGTTGCCAGGCCGGTCGCCTCGACCAGGTCCAGCGTGTCGATGGGATATTCGGCCTCGGCGATGATCCGCTTGGCGGCCGTGACGAACTCGGCATAATCGGTCTTGACCGGGTCAAAGTGATCGCCCTCGAACTCGGGCAGGGACATGATGCCGTTAGCGACGACGATGCCGCGCGCCCGCATGGCGTTGACTATGCCTTGCCTGGGCATTTCCCATAGGTCGACATAGCCGGCCTGCTCGGCGTCAGCAATGATCCGCTCCAGCTTGCATGTAGGGTCGCCAAGCGCTCGGAAGCGCTCGGCCATGAAATCATAGATCGTTGCATGTGATGGCATGTCAAAAACGATCCGAGTAGAGATCGCCGCTATGAGCGGGAGAGGTACGGTTGACGCGCTGGAGCGCTGGCGGGTCGCGGCCGATCACTGCGGCCTTAGCCTTCTCGGCGTCCAGGCCGAACGCCACGCCGCGCCAGAAGGAAGCATCGCCGCGCGCCTGGCGGTGCTGGTGATTGCTGTTCTCCAGGTCAATGGTCAGCCTTTCGGACAAGGATTTCCATTCTTCTCCGTTCTTCCGGTTGACCTCGGCCAGCTTGTCGGCCGCCTCCCTGCGTTCGTTGGCGTGGCGAATGCGGCCGTCCGATGCCAGCTCTTTCGCGACCAGGCCGGCCACTTGAACGTCAAGTTCCTCGATCCGCTTGGCCAAGGTCGCGTTCCGCTTTTCCAGGATATCGGCATGGCTTGCTGTGGTGGGTTCATTCTTCCTCATAGTGGCCTCTCCTTCTGTCGGCTGCGGTGACTTTCTCGATGATCTCCGCGACCTCGTCGGCGGTGTAATCATCCTCGGTGAACATCTGGTAAGCCTGCAACGCACTAAACTGCCGCGTTGCGTTGTCTAGTGCGCGCTGTAGGCGAGCCGGTAGGCCGTCATATGTAGCCATTTCCAGGGCCTTGTCAGGGCTACAAAATGCATCCTCGGCGACGCTGCCGGCGTTTGAGGCGCGCGACCTCATGTCAAACTCGCATCGGCATAAGCACGGTGACCATGTCCGGTTCGTCGGTGTCGATCAAGATCGGCGAGCCGGCGTCGGCGACAAGCATATGGAATTTGCCGGGGAGCGACTTAACGAACTCGCGCAAATACCTGATGTTCACGCCGATGTGGCCGACAGTTTCGTTGCCTTCCGGCCAGGAGCCGAACGCCTTGACGGCGTTTTTGCCCAGGTCGGGGTTTGTCATGCTTAGCCAGGCCTTGCCGTCCTCGCCACGGTAGAGCCTGACGGCTCGGCCCTTGTCCTTGGTCGACCAGGCGGCCGCGCGCTCCAGGGACGAAGCCAGGTTTTGCCGGTCAAACTCAATGCGGAAAGTGTTCGCCTCGCGGCTCGGAATGACGCGCATGTAATCCGGGTAAGTGCCGTCGATGGTCTTGGAAATCAGCGTGACGTTGCCGGCCGTGAAGCGCAGAAACTTCGGCCAATTCTCGGGCTGCGGCTGCACGTCCATTGGGTTTGGTTTGAGGAATACGCCGTCAACCTGCATGTCGGTTCCGGTCGCCAGCTTCGAGGCTATGACAACCGTCTTGCGCGGAATAATGACGGCGTGGGCGTTCTCTGTCGGGCCGTTGGCGGCGCGGCGCAGGCGGTGCCCGTCCGTGGCGACGAAGTAACCTTCGCCTTCCCTGGAGTGCCAGTAAACGCCGTTGAGGTAGTAGCGTGTTTCTTCGGTGGATATGCACATGGACACGCTGTCCAGGAGTTCGGCCAGGCGGCCGTTGGTAAAGCGCTCAAGCGGCGTCCAGGTGACGCGCCCGGCGATGTAGGGCCAGTCGCTGGCCGGCAGTGGGCCGTCGAACGAATAGACGGCGTCGCCGTCCGCTACGGTGACGCGGGCGCGCTCTGTGGGTTCCGGCGTTCCTTCTTTCGCAAACATGCCGCTTTCGCCTGGAGCAAGCTTGGTCTTGCTGGCCATTTCGGTGAAAGCCTCGATCTTGATAGGAGCTGCGCCGGCCGTGCGGGCGATGTCATACAAGGTCTTGGCCGGCAAGCATGTGGCGAAGTCGTCGCCGTCTTCGTCCATGATGTCGACCGTCACAATAATCGACATGTCCAGGTCCGTACCTTCAATGACCAGGGCGTTTTCGGTCTTGGTCAACAGGACGTGCGACAGGATTGGAATGGTGTTGCGCGGCTCGATGACGGCAACGGCGAGCTTGAGAGCGGCGGCGAGCGTGCGGCCCTCGACGGTTACGGACTTCATGCAATTCCCCTTCTGCGGTCGCGCAAGTGATGCCAAGGCATGACGACTTCGGCATAGTCCAGGTATGCCAGTTGCATTTGGTCGCACGCCTTGCGGTTCAATGGAATGAGGTTGTCCAGAATATGCTTGCACTTCTCCTGGTCGCGGCGGAAACGGTCAAGACCGGCTTTGATGTCACCGCCCCAGGTTGCGCGCCAAGCCGCGCCCTGGGTGGCCATGTCCTCGGCTCCGCCCTTGGTCCAGAAGGCGGGGCCGCCCTGCTCGGCGCGCTCGATACAAAGCTGCCGGAGCGCGGGATAGTGGTTGTTCAGCCTCATCGACAAGAATTCGATGCGGCCAGCGACGATCTCGGAAGCGATGTTGCCGGCAAGCTCAGTCATCGTCCTGGCTCCTGACGTTCTCGGCGAAGTAAGCATCAAGCGTGCCCCGCGCCTCGTTGTCGGCGTTGAGCTTCTGCAAGACGGCGACTTCGGCCTGTTCCGCAATGGAGCCGGTCAAGGCCAATTCGTCACCATCATCGACAAGGCTTGTCAGCGTCGCTGTCGTTGCGATGCAACCATAGTCGGCGAAGGGCGGGTCTTCTTGAAGCTCGGCGGTGCCGCTGGCAAACAAGATCAGCGGCCCGACTGTGACTTCAACTTCCTCGAATTTGTAAGCTCCTGTCATCATGTCCGTTTGTCCTCTAGCAGGGCAAGGCAGGCCAGGAAGAAAGCTTCGCGGTCTTCGAACTCCCGCTTTAGCAACTGGCCGACCTTGTAACGCGAAGCTGCGGCCTTCATCAGGGCGGCGTCTTTGCGCAGGGTTTCGACGATCTTCTTATGTGTGTATTCGGTCACTCTGTCCCCCTCGCTGTTGCGGCTCGTTAGAATGCTTCAGTGTTGTGCCGGCCGGCTCTATACGTAAGCCCGCAACACTCACAGAGGTCGCCCGGCCCTTCGTATGTGTGCGGCCCGATTTCCGCTTGTCCCGCTTCCGGGGCAGGCGGCGGCGCTTCCTCGACGTCGACAGTAAAGCGCTCCAGGTCTTCGGCTGAAAGGCCGGCTTGCGTGGCGGCTTTGGCCATGAGGTCGGATGCATCCTCCTTCCGCACTTCGTAGGCCACAAGAGCGCCGGAGGCGACAGCGTCGGCAATCGTTGGCGAAATCCGGTCCTTGGCATCGGCATCGAGCCATATGGGGGCCAGTGCATCGGCCGTGTCGCTGCGCCCTTGCAGGCTCTCACCTGGTGCAAGCGGTTCGATGTCGGCATAGATCAGCCGAGTTAGCTCGGACGATTGCACGACGACGTTGATTTCACCGTCGTTTCGGCTGATCCACGTCGCCTCAAGGTCCAAGTCTTGGGCCACGACGTTGTAAAACATGCCCTCGTACGTGACGGCTTGGCCCTTCTCCAGGATCGGCCGTATCATGGTCAAGTTGTCTTCCTTGACGAATATTGCCGTCTTGCTGCCGTGCATTGGGACAAGCGAAAGCTCGCCGGAGCTGTGCAGATAGTTCGACGACACCTTGCATTCGACGGCAACGATATCGCCGTTTAGAAAATTCTTGCTGTACTTGCTGCTCATGGTCATTTCCCTTTCCGTTGAAACTTGTATTCGCATGCCGGGCACTGGCGCGTCGCGTTGTAGACGACGCGGAAACACTCGGGGCACATCTTCGTTGCGTTGTCGAACATCGAAGGAACTGGCGGCTTACGCTTCTTGCGAAGGGCTTCGCGGCGCTCGGTCTTGATCTCTTCGCGGCCCATGTAATCGCGGGTCATGCATCCCCCTTCATGGCCTCGTCGTATTCATGCCGGGCAACATAGAGCTTCCATTGCGCCTCATGGATCAAGCGGCACCCTGGAATGATCGGTTGCCAGGCCTTGGCGGCCGGATCGACGGTGTAGCCTTCCGCCTCAAGACTGGCGACAGCCTCGCGAATGTCGGGGCAGTAGATCGCGTAAGGTCCATCCTCGGTGATGAACAGGACGCCGGCAGTATGGAAGCGGTGGCTTGCCGTGCGTCTCCAGCCTTGCGCGCCGTCGGAATTGCCGTAAGCGATGCCGTGGGGAATGCCGAGTTCGTGGGCGACGTTGCCGAATTTGAAGGCGGTGGGCGTCTGCTGCGCAAAGCGCGCGGCGGCGGCCGTGCCGCGCTTCGGCCGTGCCCTGCCTTTGCGGTCGCGCTTGGTGAACTCCGGGTGCGCGATGTCCAGGGCGAACACGCCGTCGTTGCCAAGCCAATACCGCTCCGCGCCGAACTCCTTGGCAAGCTCGACGGCCTGGGCGCGGCAACGCTTGTAATCCAGGACGTAGCGATGGACCAGGTCAAGCGCGTCGCCGTCGATGACTTCAAAATAAAGGTCGGTCATTTGGTCCTCGGTTGTTGGCGGCCGACTAGCACATGGGTCGCCCATTGTTCGGGGTCTTTGTAGCCGCGCGCGCGGCCGATCTCGACAAGTTCCTCCTTGGTTACGGGGTAGACTTCGGGCGGCTTCGGGTGCTCGTAAAGCGGCGTGTGGTACTGGCGCTGGACTTCGTCGGCCATGCCTTTGATGTGCCGCATGAGCGACACGCCGTTGACGCCGCCAAGCATGGCGGCGGGCTCGGCCAAGCGCTCCGCCTCCAGCGTGCAAGCAAGTAGCGCCAGCTTTGTCGCAATCATTTGCAGCTCGCCGGCAAGGGCCTGCATTTCGGTCGGTGTCGTGTCGGTCATGGTAGCCAGCCCTCTATTGCGGCGATGACAAGGGCGAACGCGATAGCCAGGCCGACGCGCTCGAATGGAAGCAGTTCGTTGATCAATCGGCGGATCATGGCTCTAGCTCCTTGACGCAAACGCGCCGTGTATCCGCTCCAGCTCCGCGCGGCTGGCAGACTGGACGATCTGGCGCAGGGCTTCGACGACGATCCATTCGCGGTTCGTTTCGGCCTCCGCGCCAATGGCGGCCGCCAGGTTCTGGAGGTTATCGCGGCGGCGCTGCTCGCGGTTTGCCTCGGCCTGCTCGATCTTGGCCGCCTCATTGGTCGCATAATCCTTGGCGGCCTGCGCCAGCGCTTCGGGCGTGGCGATGTGGTCAACGATGTGCTTGACCAGGGCGGCCCATTTTGCGCTGTAGGTCGACAGCGCCCGGTGAGTGTCAACGCGGGCATTGCCGTGCGGCACAATCCAGTTGGAATGAAGGGTCTTGTCCAGTTCGCCGCTGTAAATCCAAATGTGGTAGCGGCGGTTAACAGCCGCGTCTTCCCACTGGACGCGGTGCGTTTCTGAGACTTCGCTTGTTGCGAATATCTTGAACGTGATGTCGCTGATTTTCATGGCAGGTAAAACCCATTGTTGTTGGCGGCGATCTGTTCCCCTGCCGCCATGTCGAGCATGCTTTCGGCATAGACGAATAGGCCAGCGCGCCGCCAGTCCGCCGCTGCAGTGAGGTACTTGAAGGCGGTGTCGCGGTACTCGGCGGCCTCTCTCGGCGGATATGTCAACATACGTTGGGCGCGGCGTTCGGCCTTGCGCTGCCTGCGCGTCAACGGCTTGGTGTTGCGGTAGACTTCGCGGGCCTCGAAGTAATCGGCGACGATCTCCTGCGCCTCGTCTGCCGTGATGGACAGGCGGCGCAAGTCCTTTGCCTGGCGCATCCGCTTTGCGGCGGCCTGCATGTGCAAGATGGCGGCGGTCTTGCGGTCCTCGCCGCATCCGCATTCACCGACTGAGACGCAAGCGGCCACGGTGAAATCGTCTGGCCGCTTGTTGCAAGGGCGCGGGCAGCGGTTCATTTCGTATTCTCCCCTTGTCTGGCGATGGCTTTATGAACTGCGGCAGTCACGGCGTCGGCGATCCCCGGATAAGTCCGACTGCGATCCTTCCAACGATCCTCTCCGGGGCTCAAGCGGTTCTGGCCGGTGTCGGTCTGGTTGGCCCATCGTGGCTTGAGCTTCGCCGGCTCTTCGCCGCAATGGGTGCAGCCGTGGCCGAATGCCGCTTCGTAGCCGGACGATCCTCGGCAAGTGTCGCAGACAAGGCGCGGCTGCACATACTTCGAGGCGTCGATAGGAACCTGCATCTGCATAGGCAGGATTTCATTCCCGGCGTCGTCGACAAACCAAAGGCATGTCGACTTGCTGGCGTCGTCGCCAAACTGATACGGCTGGACGATCTGGCTGGACTTGCGCCACATGGAAGACAGAGCCCCTATCGGGTTTTCGACAACCTTGACCTTGATAGGGAGGGCTTCGATGCGCTTGACATCGGCCACGGCCGCGTCGCGGGCTTCTCGGCGAGCCTCGCCGGTAAGTGTTCCGGGCTTGATTTTCTGGTGATATCCGACGCCCGGATACTTGTCGAAGTCCGGGTCTTTGAACGCCCACGCGGCCGAGATTGTCAGGAACGTGCAGCTTGGATGAAACATCGCCGCATCCGGCCACCACCCACCACCGCGCAGCTTTTCAAGCGTCTCGAACACGTCGCCGATGATGTGGGTTCCGATTGTCGCGCCGTCCTCTGCGGGCAGAATGTCGCATGAAATAACATCGTGTCCGAGCGCAGCGAAGCGTCGGCGCATTTCTCCGCTGGTTTCCATTCCGACAAAGATTTTCTTCTGCATGTGGCGTCTCTTGGCTGGGTCGGGTTAGGCGTTGAACTTGGCGAAGCGCAGGCGCTCGCTTGGCGTCATTATTGAACGGTCGCCAGCGGCAACGCGGTCGCGGCGCTCGATCTCGTTTTGCATGAGGATCGCGGTTGCATCGCTGGTCTGAGGATCGGCGGCACGCTCGCGAAGCTGAGCGGTCGTGTAGCTGGGATACGGGGCGGTCTTGAATGCGCTGTCGGACATCACGGTTTCTCCTGGTCAGATGCGGGCTGCGGCGCGCGTCTTCTGGTTGTCCCAGAACGTCGGCAGGCCGCGCGCATCGGCGTCGCGCGGTGCGATCTCGGCGCTGGCCAGCCATTGCGGGTAAGCCTCCTGCTGGGCCTTTGCGTCTGCCATGGTGGCAAACTTGGCCGCCTCATGCAGGCTGCGGGTCCACCACGCGCCAGCGCGCTTTTCGGCTGGCAACAGGTAGATGTGATAGGCGACGGGCATCTGGCCCGGCTGGCCACGGCTGGCGACGACGTAATCCGTGGTGGACATTGAGCGGATAACGAACGGGCCGGCCGCGACAGCTGGAGCGGCTTCGATTGCGGCCATGGCTGCGTTGATGTGGTCGACGTGCTTGCGGGCCTGTTCGTTGGCGTCGCGGCGAGCGCGTGGGCCGTAATGGTTGATGCTCTCTTCCAGCGAAGCAAAGGCATTCCAGCGCAGGCAGATGTCCTCTTGACCTTCGCGGACAACGAGCACGCAAGGACGCTTGGCCGACTGTTCGTCGTAAATGCCCTGGTCAAGATACGCGGTGTCGTCGCCGGTCAGCAGCTCGATTGCGCGGGCGGTCATGGCGGCGAGGCTGTCGAAGCGTTCGTATTTCATGGCGGTTGCTCCTGGCAGGGCTTTGTTTCGGTCGGTCACACATGGTTATTCGAGCCGTGACACGGTGTCAATACGGCAAATGTCCAAAATCGTGCCCAAACGGCATAACACAAGCAAAAACATACTAAGAGTGTTTCCGTACAGATTATGGACTAAATGGTCCAATATCATCCTTTTCCAATGTCTACCAAGTTTATAGACTTAAATCCTGTAATGATATCAATGGCTTACAACCTATATGTCCAATATCATCCCTGTTCTATGGTCCAAAAAATGTACTCCATCTTCTACAAGCTAGGTTATTTCGTATCAGGGCCATTAGGCATCATTTTGGACTTCATGACGTTGTGTCGCGTGTAATGTTATAACAAAGCGGTGGATGCAACTGGTTCGGTAATGAAACCAGTGGCCAAACACACACGGTTTCGCATGCATACACGGCGCGGTTGGGTGGTTCCTGGGCTGCGACGGTTGACGAGGTGTCACGGCGCTTGCGTGCTGTCGTACATGTAGGCTATCTCTGGGGCCTGGGTGTCGTCGCTTATGTGGCGACAACCGCCTGGCGGGGCGGTGCTGACATGGTCGGGTTCCCCGGTGTCACATACGGCCGTCCCGTCAGGTCACATCAACCGGAGAGGACGGACTATGAACGCGAAAGAAAGTTTCTACGGCACCATTGCCTTGGGCGTCGCCGCCCTGCTCATCTTGGCCGCTGGCGCATACTGGCTAGCCGCTCCAATGGCGTTCAAGGCCACGGCGCTTACGGCGGTGCTGTCGTACTTGACCCAGGCCACGACCACGGTTCAGGTCACAATCGAGCATCAGTTGATAACCGGCTACGGCACGCACGCCGGCTGGCGCGCTGAAACCAAGCGCACCATTCGCCGCATGTACAAAATCGCGGTGCTGTTATGGCTGCTGACCGTCGTCGCCGGCACCATGGCAACCATGCTGCTGATTGTGGGGCGCTGACCATGTTCAACGAAGACGAGGTCCGCGCGTTCAAGCGTATCATGCTGACGCTTGGCGCAATCCTCTGCCTGGCCTGGCTCGCGCTGGGCTTCGCGCTCGGGGCCTGGCTAGCATGATCAGCCTGGACGATCTCATTGCCAGGCACAGGCGGCGAATGGAAGAGTGCCGCGCCGAACGTATCCGCGCGGCTGGCATTGCGGACGAACAGGTATCAAAGGCCGCGTGCAAGGCATGGGAGGAAGAGCGGCGCATTGCCCGCGATACCCTGGCATGGCTCGAAGTGGCAAAGCGTAGAGGCTATCAGCTATGACCGAATACACGCTAGGCGAAGAGCCGGAAGAGCCGACGCCGTCCTGGCAGGATCACGACTGGACAGTGCAGGAGGTGACATTCGTTTCCGCCTACCTGCGCACCGGCAACGGAGCCCAGGCCTATCGCGAAGCGTTCGGCAAGGGTGACGGCCAGGTCGACGCGCCGAAGGCTTCCTTCCGAGGTAGCCTGGTGCTGCGCCGTCCATGGGTTCGCGATTACATCGGGGCCATGCAAGCCGAGATCAAAGCGCGCATGGCGTTGACGAAAGAGAACGTGCTTGAAGAGCTGGGCCGCCTCGGCTTCGCCAACATGACCGACTTCGTCGTGCTGCAAGAGAATGGCACGCCGCAATTCGACTTCTCCGGCCTGTCCAGGGAGCAGTCGGCGGCAATCCAGGAAATGACCATCGACACGTACACGGAAGGCCAGGGCGAAGATGGGCTTACGGTGCGTTCGGTCAAGGTCAAGCTTGCGCCGAAGATTAACGCGCTCGAACTGCTCGGCAAGCACTTCAAGCTCTTCACAGACGTGGTCGAAAATCATACGGTCGGCGACGTGTCAGACGAGATCGTCGCGGCACGCAAAGCGCGGCAGGAACGCATGCGCCAGCAACAGGAAGAGGATCAATCGGATGGAAATGAAAGCGTCGATGGAAGTGAAGCTGAACAGGTCGGCGATGCTGACCGAGGCGATGGCGGGTGATCCTACCGGCCAAGCAATCCTGGCGCAGATGCGCCGCACCGAAGCCGTTCCGCAGATCGAGCGGCATGTGATGTACCAGATACGGGTCGAGATCGCGAAGTTTCGCAACGCGGCCGGCGTGACGATCCTGTCGAACGCGGTGACGAACTGCAAGGACAGCGTGTCAGCCCTGGCGATTGGTAAGGCCACGCATCCGAACCAGCGCGCCGCCTACCTGCGCTTGCCAGGCATGTGGCTGTCGGCGATCTCGAAGGACACGACCGACCGGCCGCTGTACTACGTCGACGAAGCCGAGGTCGAAGCGCGCCAGGCCAAGGTCGCGGCCGTCCAGGGCCTGGCAATCGTGCTCGACGGCGAGGCGGTGCAGTGATGGCCATTGACCCAGGCATGGTGCAGCGCGCCGAAGAGCAAGCCGAAGCCGACCGGCTGGCATATTGGGCAGAACTCGCCGCCCTGACTGACAAGCACGTCGGCATGGATACCGAAACCATGGTCCTGATGATGGCGCGGGCTATAGGCGTGCTCATCGCCACGTTGCCGGCAGAAGCGCCGACCGAACATCTGTTCAACGCGATCATTTCGAACATCAACGCGGGCAACAAAGCGGCTTGGGACAATGCCGACCCGCTGGCCAAGATGCCGGCCATGGGAAGAGCCTAGCCAATGCAGCGCACGGCTTGCGTAGTGATCGGATGCCGTAGGACGTGCGCAGCATCGCGGGGCTTTAGCGAATGGGTCTGCGGCAAGCATTGGGCCGCAGTGTCTAAACAATACCGCGCAGAGCTATCGTCAACGCGCCGCAAACTTCGGCGCGAGCCATCGGCCAGGGCGTATTGGCTGACGCCTCCTGGATCGCCGGAGCGGTTGCGGCTAGTCGCTCTTTGGCGCGACCATGACGCCGCCTGGAAAACATGCATGCAACAGGCGATGGAACGCGCCCTTGGAATAGGTTAGGCGGCCTCGCACCGTGACGTTATATCATTCAATCGCAGAAGCTGACAAAGCGCTGGCCGCCGACATGGGCGAGCTGGCCGACGATCCGTTGGAATGGGTGCTATACTCCTACCCATGGAAGCGCGGGCAACTGGTCGATTGGGATGGTCCCGACAACTGGCAACGCGGCTTCCTGCGGGAATGGGGCGAAGCCATCCGCCTGCGCCAGTTCGACGGCAGGACGCCGGTCATGCCCTACATGACTTCGACCACCTCGGGCCACGGCGTCGGCAAGTCCGCCCTGGTCGGCTTCGCGGCCGGCTTCATCATGTCGACGCGGCCGATGTCGAAGGGCATCGTCACCGCGAACTCGATACCGCAGCTCGAAACCAAGACCTGGGCGGAAATCTCGAAGTGGATGAAGCTCTGCATAACGCGGCGCTGGTTCCGCATCACGTCCGGTCGCGGCTCGCTCAAGATCGTCTCGATCACTCACCCGGAGCAATGGCGGCTTGACGGCATGGCCTGGGATGAGCACCGCGCCGCCGCGTTCGCCGGTCTGCATGCCGCTACCGCGTCACCGTTCTACATCTTCGACGAAGCGTCCGAGATCGCGCGCATCATCCTGGAGACGGCACAGGGCGGCTTGACTGACGGCGAACCGTTCATGTTCCTGTTCTCCAATCCGACCAAGGCGTCCGGCTACTTCTTCGACACGCACCACGAAATGAAGCATCGCTTCAAGGTGTACAAGATCGACAGTCGTTCGGCGCGCACGACGAACAAGAAGCTTATTGAACAGTGGATTGAGGATTACGGACTTGATAGCGATTACGTCAAAGTGCGTGTCCTGGGGGAATTTCCAATGACCGGCGACCGGCAGTTCATCCCGACAAACCTTGTCACCACGGCCATGGATATCAATCTTGAGCCGCAATGCACGCCGACCGATCCTGTGATTATCGGCGTCGACCCGGCGCGGTTCGGCGATGATGAAGCGACGATCTACGTGCGGCGCGGTCGCGATGCTCGAAGCGAGCCGCCGCAACATCATCGCGGCTTGGACAACGTGCAACTGGCGTTCAAGGTCAAGGAACTCAATGACCGGCTCCTGGCCGACGCCATCAACATCGACGCTGGCAACGGCTCGGGCGTCATCGACACGTTGCGCAATTGGGGTGTGCCGAACGTCAATGAAATCCACTTCGGCGGCAAGTCGCCTGATGCTGAGTACGACAACATGGCCACATACATGATGGGCGAGCTTCGCAAGTGGCTCAAGCAATTCGGCGTCACGATCCCGATTGACGTGAAGCTGAAAGGCCAGCTCACGGCGCGCAAGTACGACATGGTGGAAAGCCAGAAAGGTACGGCTGTTCGCGTCGAAAGCAAAGACGACATGAAGACGGACAAGGACATAGGCGAGAGCCCCGACCGCGCGGACGGGCTCGGCCTGACTTTTGCCGTGCCTGTCGCCATGCGGGATATCGAGAAAACGCGGGCGGCGATGTCTGGTTTGCCATATTCGAATGTGATAGGCGTCGAATACGACCGCTTCGCAAACTGAACAAGGAAAACGTCGCATGTGCAGCGCACCTAAAGTTGAACCTCAAGCAATCCAGCAGCCGGCGACCATCGCAGACGCGACGGTCCAGGAAGCCCGCACGACCAGCGACCGCAACACCCGCGCCGCCGCTGGCTCGCAGTCCACCATTCTTTCTTCGCTCCTGGCCGCGCCTGCGACCCTGGGCAAGCAGCTTATGGGTCAGTAATCCATGGATACCGTCGTAACGCCGGAACCGATCAATTGGCCCGCTCCGCGTCGCCTCGTCTTGCGTTCGACGTCCCAGGGTATGGGCTCGCGCCTCGAAGCTCTCCGCCTGGAGCGTAACGAGTTCATGGAAGAGTGGCGCGAGATCACCGACAACATGAACACCATGCGGGGCCGCTACCTCCTGAGCGAAAACCGCAAGCATCGCCGCAGCAAAACCGTCCTGAACGAGAAGGGCATTTTCGCGTCCAGGACGTGCGGCGCTGGCATGCTGTCGGGTATCTCTTCGCCGTCGCGTCCATGGATCAGCGTCGGCACTCAAGATAGCGACCTGAACGAATGGGCCGAGGTCAAGCGGTGGTGCGACATTGTCGAGAAGATGCTTTACCGCGTGTTCTCGGTGTCGAACTACTATCAGTCGAAGCAGGCCGGCTATCGCGATCAAGGCGACTTCGGCCAAGGTCCGATGATCATCGATCAGGACTTCGAAGACGCCATTTCGTGCTACAACTCGCCGCCTGGCGAATACCTCCTGTCGGTCAATCACAAGGGCTTTGTTGACACGCTCTTCCGTGAGAAGCGCTGGACGGTCAAAGACATCGTCGGCAAGTTCGGATCGTATGGTCATATCCCGCGCGAAATCCGCGACGCCTACGATAGGGCCGATTATGACCAGATGTTCGATGTCGTGCCGGTCGTGCAACCAAACCTCAAGATGATCAAGAACCAGCGCGGCCCGCTCGGCATGCCGTTCATGTCGGTGTACTACTGCCCCGGACTGGCCGACGACAATGACAACAACGTGCTGGCCGTGTCGGGCTACCACGAAAACCCGATTTCCGCGCCGCGCTGGGACGTGCAGCCTGGTGACATCTATTCGTCCGGCCACCCCGGATCGGTCGCGCTGTCCGTGGTCAAGTCGCTCCAGGTGCTGGAGCGACGCAAGGGCCAGGTCATCGACAAGCTGACCACGCCGCCGTCGCAAGCGCCAAGCTCGCTCAAGAGCAACGTCATTTCACACATGCCAGGCGCTATCAACTTCGTGCCCGACGCGATGTTGTCCACGGCAGGTTCCGGCATCCGGCCAATCTATGAAGTCCACCCGCAGGCGCTGACCGCGCTGGCGGCCGAGACGCGCGAGCTGGAAAACCGCGCCGACGTTGCCTATTACATCGACCTGTTCCTGGCCACGATCAACAGCGACCGTCGCCAGGTGACGGCGCGTGAGATCGCGGAAGTGCATGAAGAGAAGTTGCTAGCGCTGTCGCCGGTCCTGGAGCGCAACCATTACGAAGGCCTCAACTTCGAGATACGCCGCGTGCTGGGCATCCTGACCAGGGCCAAGGTCTTGCCGCCTCCGCCCGAAGTCATGGGCGGAATGCAACTCAAGATCACGTACACGTCGATCCTGGCTGTTGCCCAGCGCCTGGTTGGCGCTTCGAGCATCGAGCGTTTCGCCGGCTTCATGGGCAACCTGGCCGCTGGTGATCCGAAGATCATGGACAAGTGGGACACTGACCAGACTGTCGACGAATACGCCGACGCGCTGGGCGTGGCCGCGTCCATCGTGCGCAGTGACGAAGAGGTTGCCAAGCTGCGCGAAGCCAGGGCGCAACAGGAACAAGCAGCCCAGGCTCTGACTACGGCGAACGTGACGGCACAGACGGCGAAGGTGCTGTCCGAAGCCGACACCGGGCGATCCTCGAACCTGCTGGCCGACATCATCGGCGGCCAAGGCCAGGTGCTGTGATGTGTAGCCAGGTCGTAACAGATGCAACCTGCATGCCGTGCGTCGTCGCGGTCGTTGGTGGCACGCTCGGGCTCTATGTCGCGGCCATTGGCCTGTTCGTTTGGGGAGTAATGCGCCGTGCCGGTTGAACACGAAGACATGACGGCCGAAGAGGCAAACGAGGTCAAGCTTGCCAACGACGTTGACCAGACGGAAGCCGACCGCATTGCGCGCGCCTGGCTCAACGTCGCTGCCAGCGAAGACGGCCGCACCGTGCTTTGGGACATCATGTCATTCCTCGGCATGATGGAAACGCCCTTGGTTCCCGGTCAGTCTGACATGACCTTTAGGAACATCGGGCGAGGCGACGCCGCCCGCGAAATCTACACCAAGCTCGGCAACTATCCGGCCTATCTCAAGGCCATGCACCAGGAGAACGGACTATGAGAAACCTTCTGAACAAGTACCTGCTCAACGGCATCACCTTCGAGGGCGAGGGCGGTTCGGGCGGCAATGCCGCACCGGAGGCCGCACCGCCTGCCGCCGCTCCTGCTGCCGCCGCTCCAATCGAAGGGGCTAGCCCCTCCGCTGCGCCCGCCGCTGGCGCTCCCGTCACTGGCCTGGCCAAGGCTGCGGCCGCTGCTGCGGCTGGCGCGGCCCCTGTGGCTGAGCCGGTCAAGACCGATCTCACTGCGGCGTATCAGGATGATCCGGCCAAGTCGGCAGAAGAGAACGCGGCCGCGAAGACGGAACATGAGGCGGCCCAGGCCGAAGCCGCAAAGGCGGCCGAAGCCAAGGGCAAGGAAGGCGGCGACGTTGTCGACCCGGCATCGTACAAGATCGAAATCCCGGAAGGCTTCGAGCTTGACCCGGCCGTCGACAAGGAATTCCGCGAATTCGCCGCCGCAAACAAGTTCACCCAGGACCAGGTCGGCAAGCTCAAGGACATGCAAGTTGCCATGTACTCGAAGCAGGCCGAAGCGCTCTCGCGCCAGGTTGTCGAGTGGGGCAACGAAGTGAACGCCGACAAGGAATTTGGCGGCCCGAACGTTGACGCCAACATGGCGATTGCCGGCGTGGCCATCAACGAGTTCTTTTCGCCGAAGGTTGCAGCGCTGCTCGACAAGACCGGCCTGGGCAATCACCCGGAGTTTGTGCGCGGCTTCTACAGGATCGGCCTGACCATGTCCGAACTGCCGACGTTCAACGCTAAAACGGGCGGTAGTGGAAAGCTCGACGCAGTGTCTGTTCTGTATGGTGACAAATAGGGTCAAATCGCCTATGCGTTGAATTGACCACGCGACTGCCAGCGGGTGGAGACGGGAACTTAACCGCACGAAAGGCAGTCGCCAAATGGCAACGCTCGGCAATTCTTACCTCAACCTTATTGACATGATGAAAGCCACGGCGGACGGCAAGACTGCCGCCGTGCTTATCGAAGTGCTCAAGCAGCAGAACGCAATCCTTGACGACGCGATTGCGATCGAATGCAACATGGGCACTTTCCACCGCCACGTCATCCGTACTGGCTTGCCGACCGTCGCCTGGGGCGCGCTCTATCAGGGCATTCCGCAGTCCAAGTCGAACCGCCAGCAGGTCGACGACACGACCGGCTTTCTCGAAGGCCTGTCGGCAGTCGACGTTCGTCTACTCAAGCTCCAGCCTTCGCTTGAAGGCCAGGTGCGCATGCAGGAAGCGAACGGCTTCCTGGAAGCCATGAACCAGGAAATGGCAACCGGCCTCTTCTACCACTCGACGGCGGCTTCGCCTGAGAAGTTCAAGGGCCTGAATGCGCGCTACGGCGTGCTTGCTGGCTCGGGTCCAGGCAACCAGATCGTCGACGGCGGCGGCACCGGCTCCGACAACACCTCGATTTGGTTCGTCACCTGGGGCGAGGGTTATACCACCCTGCTTTACCCCAGGGGCACCAAGGCTGGCATTGAGCGCCAGGACATGGGCGTCCAGCGCGTCACCGACGACGCCGGCCGGCCGTTCTACGTGAAGGAAGAAATGTTCTCTTGGCATATCGGCGTCGCCGTGGCCGACTGGCGTTTCAACGCTCGCGTGGCCAACATCGACGTGAGCGACATGAACGCCGGCACGGTCAAGGTCTACGACCTGATGACCAAGGCGTATTACAAGCTCCAGAACAGGCGTGTTGACCGCAACGGCGGCAACGGCGTGGGCAAGAAGCGGATTGCGATCTACTGCAACCGCGATGTGCTGTCGGCTCTGGACACGCTCGCGACCAACAAGGGCAGCACCGACAACTTTGTCCGCCTGCTCCCGAAGGAGATCGAAGGCCAGGAAATCATGACCTGGCGTGGCATCCCCATTCGCGAAACCGATGCGCTCCTGAATACCGAAGCGCGCGTCGTCTAAGCAGCCTGCAACCTGGCCCGTCGATAGTCGGCGGGCCTCATTCCAAGGAACTGGAAAATGATCTTCGACCGTACTTTGCAGTTCTCGAATGCGCAGGCCATCACCGCCGACGCCGCTTCGACGAACGTTATCGACCTTCGCGCCCTTGGCCGTGCCTACGGCCATGCGGCCGACCTCAAGCGCGATCTTGGCATTGGCAACAAAATTCCGTTGCTCGCACAGGTCGTTGAGGCGTTCAACACGCTGACCAGTCTGGAAATCCAAATCCAGGTTTCGGTCGACGAAGCCTTCACCTCGCCAATCGTCGTGCATAAGGAAACCATCTTGCTTGCTGACCTGGTTGTCGGCAAACAGATGAACGTCGACTTCCTGCCGCGCGGCACAAACCAGCGCTATCTGCGCCTGTACTACGATGTGACCGGCACCGCGCCGACGCTTGGCAAGATCACGGCCGGCGTCGTCATGGCAATCCAGCCCAGCAACGCCGGGCCGTACTGATCGGCGAGGCGGCTTCGGCCGCCTTTCCTCTCTCCCTTCCCTGACACAAGGAACTCGAAACCGTGGACATCAAGACCGCACTTTCCAAGCTCGATCACAACAGCGACAACGACTGGCTGGCCAATGGCTCGCCGTCCCTGGCGCGTATCCAGGTGATCGCCACCAATACCGGCATTACGCAGGAGGCGCTTGACGCCGAAGCTGGAAGCCTCAAGCGCAAGACCAAGGCCGTCAAGGACAAGGAAGCAGCCGAAGACAAGGCCGGCCGCAAGGAAGTCAAAGACGTGCAGATGGTTGCCACGGCTCGCGGCTTCTACGGCGGCGCGATCCGCGACGAAGGCGACAGCTTCCTATTCTCCGGCGTGCCTGGCTCCTGGATGATCGAGGACGGCACGGCTGAGGCCAAGGCAGTCAAAGCCGAAGCTGAGCGCGCCAAGATCGAGAAGGCCAAGCCCAAGCCGTTCACCGGCACCGAACCCGCCTAACGCTCCCAAGCGACCGGCCTTCTGGCCCAACTCGGCCGGGCAATCACGCCCGGCCGTTTTTGTGAGGAACCCAGGCAATGCAACTCGTCAACATGGCGCGCACCGAAGAAGACAAGCGCAAAGAGCAAGCCGAGTGGGACAAGCCCAGCACGGAAAACATGGAGGATTATCCCTACGGGCTTTGCATCCACCTGGACAACGCGGCCGTGGAAAAGCTCGGCCTGGCCGAAAAGGACTTCGACGCCGGCCAACCTGTCAGCGTGCAGGCAATTGGCATGATCACTTCGGATAGCGTGACGACGGTCAACGGCAACAAGCGTCGTTCGTTCACGATCCAGTTGCAGCAGATTGCCGTTGAGCAGGAAAAGCCCGCGACTGATGCTGTGGGCGCTCTCTACGGGGCAGAATGATGAACATCGACAAGCTGGCAATCTGCAACATGGCGCTGGCAAACATCGGTTCGCCGACGATCCAGTCTTTGACGGAACAGAACGCGGGCGCGCGCGCGTGCAAGCTGCGCTATGACGAAGCGCGCGTCGAAGCCCTGTCGTCGTCGCTGTGGAACTTCGCCAGCCTGTGGCAGGTAGGCGTTCGCCTCGACATCGACAGCAAGCCGCCCTGGGCCTACGTCTACACCTACCCGCCCGACGCCCTGCGCGTATTCGAGATACTGCGCGTGTCGAAGGAAATGCGCGAAATCCCGTTCGAAATCACTGACCGGCCCGACCAGGCCGGGAAGCTGATCCATACGGACGAACCCGCGCCGACGTTCGTCTACACCCGCGACAAAGAAGACCCGACGACATTCGATTGGGATTTCATCACGGCGTTGTCGTGGTTGCTGGCGCACAAAATCTGCATGCCGGTGACGAAGAACGCCAAGATGGCCGACAACGCCTTGAAGATGTGGACGGTCAAGTCCAGCAAGGCCGAGGCCAGGACCATGAATGAAGGCGTCCGCGATACGGACCAGACGCCGACTTACCAGGCGGTGCGCTGATGGCCGAAGCTCGCATAACCCAGCCGTCGTTCACGGCCGGCGAAATCTCGGAAGCGCTCTACGGCCGCAAAGATTTGTCGCGCTACCAGGTCGGCGCGAAGAAGGTGCAAAACTGCTTCGTCCATGCGCATGGTGGCGTGTCGAACCGTGCCGGCCTGCGCTTCGCTGCGGAGGTCAAGGACAGCGCCAAGCAAGCCAGGCTGATGACGTTTGAGAGCGCTTCCGACGAAGCGTTCCTTCTTGTGTGGGGCGATCTCAACGTAAGGCCGATGTTCCGTGGTGGCTATGTCGATGCGGGCGGCGGTATCCCTGTCGAGGTGGTGACGCCGTTCCGTGGCACGACCGCGAACAACGATCTGCCCGACATCTACATGGAGCAGTCCAACGACATCGCGTCCGTTGTGCATCCGCTCTATGCGCCGCGTGAGCTTGCCCGTTTCTCGGCGACGAACTGGGTGATGTCGACCATCAACTTTACGCCGACCATTCCCGCGCCGACCGGCCTGGCCGCGACCGCGACTTATGGCTACACGGGGCACGGCACGGACAAGCTGCCGAAGCCGTACACTTACAAGGTCGCGACGATCTCGGACGGCGGCGAGGAAGGTTTGCCCAGCGCGGCCGCGACCAGCGCCAACACGGTTCTGGGCTATGAACAGAACTTCGTCACGCTGACCTGGACGGCTCCGGTGGGCGTCACGCCGTCCGTGTATGTCGTCTACAAGGAACAGAATGGCCTCTATGGCTACATCGGCGAGACGCCGTCGCTGACCTTCAAGGACACCAACTTCGCGCCGTCGTTCAACACCGGGCCGCAGACGGGCCGCAACCCGCTCAACTCTGCCGGCAACTATCCTTCGGTCGTGACCTACGTCCAGCAGCGCCGCGCGTTCGCCGCCACGTTGAACCGGCCGCAAACCACGTACCTGACCAAGTCCGGCAACTTCACCAACCTGGGCGTGTCCGTGCCGACGCGCGACGACGACGCTATGGAATTCACCTTGGCGTCGAAGAAGAAACAGGACATCTATCATATCGTGCCGCTCGAAAAGGGCATGATCGTTTTCACTCGCTCGGGCGAATGGCGCGTCGCCGGCCGCGATGGCGATATCCTGACGCCGTCGTCAGTCGTGCCGGAGCCTCAATCGTCCTACGGTGCGAACAAGGCGCTTCGGCCTATCGTGGCCGGCGCGCAATTGCTGTTCGCTCCGCGCGTCGCCTCGTCTGTCCTCGAAATGGAATACTCAATCCAGATCGATCGATACAAGGCGACGGACCTTTCCGTCCTGTCGGAACACCTCTTCCGTGGCCGCACGATTGTCGCCTGGGACTATGCCATCGCGCCATACGGCATTATCTGGATGGTGATGAGCGACGGCGAATTGATCTCGCTGACCTATCTCAAGGATCATGACGTATGGGGCTTCTCGCGCCACGACACGCGCGGCCGCTTCCTGGACGTGTCGGTCGTGCCGGAACAAGGCCGCGACGTGCCTTACTTCCTTGTTCGTCGGCGCATCGGCGGCGCGTTCAAGAAGTACGTTGAGTACATGGCCGCCCGCGAAATCGACGACGTGCGCAATGCCTTCTTCGTCGACAGCGGCCTTTCGCTCGACAACCCTGTGCCGGTCACATCGTTTGCCTTCGGCGCGACCACGACCATTACGAGGAACGCGCACGGCTTGGCGAACGGCGATCTGGTCGAACTAGACAAGGTCGTGCTGATCGACGACGACGACGACAAAGACACATCGTTGAATGGTGCGTGGGTGGTGGCCGGTGTCACGACGAACACATTCCGTATCACTCACCAGTACGACAACATAGACGAGGGCATTACGGCCGGCGACGATCTCGACACGACTGCCCTGGCCTCGCATTTCTATGACGGGGAGGCGGTGTGGCGGAAAGGCTTCGCGTCGATTTCCGGCCTCGGACACCTGGAGGGCCGCAAGGTCGTTGCGCTCTGCGACGGCAACGTGGTGTCGGACCTGGTCGTTACGGCCGGCGCGGTGGCGCTGGGCCGTCGCTTCTTCCGTGTCCACTGCGGCTTGTCCTATCGCGCCGTTCTGCAGACGCTCGACCTGGTCAACCCGCAAGGCGACGACACGGGCATTATCAAGGCGACGCCGCAAATCTTCCTGCGCATGCTCAAGACGCGCGGCATCAAGGTCGGGCCAACCGAAGAAACCGCCGACGAAGTCTATAGCCGTGATTATGAAGATTATGGCGAGCCGGCAGCTATGCGAACGGGCGTCTTCCCTATAAGCCTATGGGGAACCTGGGACACGGAACAGTCGGTCGCCCTTGTGCAAGACTATCCTCTGCCCATGAACATTCTAGGGGTGACACTTGAAGACGAATACGGGGGCTCGTAATGCCGAAGTTCGACGCTATGCCGAAGCTGATGGTGATTACGTCGCCAGGCGCATCCGGCTCGTGGATCGAAAGGAGATTTATTACCTCTGCACACTCGATCCTCTGCCGGCAATCCAAACGTCCGTCGCTCACGCAGTCGCGGCCTTTACCGGCGTCGTTGACGGTGAGATTGCCTGCATCTTCGGCGTAACCAGGCGGTCGCGCCTGTCGGCCGTTGGTGTGCCGTGGTTGCTGGGGACGGATGCCCTGGACGCCGCGCCCGCGACGTTCATGCGGCATTCCCGCGTTTACTTCGAGCGCATGCAGCAGGCATTCCCACTGATGGAAAACTACGTCCTTGCCGAGAATACAAAGACCGTGAAATGGCTTCGCTGGCTCGGCTTCGAAATGGAGCCGCCCGCGCCTTACGGGGCCTTCGGTGAACCGTTCATTCGCTTCGGGAAGGGCCTGGCCAAATGTGTGTAGCAATCGGCGGCGCAATCGGCGCAATCACTTCGATCATTGGAACCGTCGTCGGCGCTGTCGGTGCGATCTCGTCGGCCAACGCCCAGGCTGCGGCCGCGACCTTCCGGCAGAAACAGGAGGCCATGCTTGCCGAAGACGCCTTGAAGCGTGGCGCGCAACAGGAAGAAGCCCAGCGGCGCAAGACCTCGGCGCTGTACTCGCGCCAGAAAGCGGTCATGGCCGCTTCTAACCTGGACGTGGGCTCGGGCTCGGCGCTGCAAATTCTCGGCGACACTGCCCAGCTCGGCGAGCTTGACGCGCAGGTGATCAAGGACAACGCCAGGCGACAGGAAAACTATCACATGGCCAATTCGACGCTGTCCGGCATGGAGGCCAAGAGCGCGAAGCAGGCCGGCGCGATCAACGCATTTAGCACGGTCATCAGCGGCGTGTCGTCGCTGGCTGGCAAGTGGTATCAGCCCGCCAGCGGTGGCGGCTACGGTTTCCAGGGAGCATAAAGCATGGCCGGACTTCCGACTTACGATCCAGGCGGCACGCAGCTTACGGATAGGCAGCAGGCCAATCCTGTCAGCGGCGACATGTTCGGCGCGCAGGTAGGTCGTGCCGCGCAAGGCGCTGGCCAGGCCATGCAGCAGCTCGGCGGCAAGCTCGTGGAGCTGGAGGCACAGCAGAAGGAGCGCGACGACACGGCTGCGGTCACGGACGCCTACACCAAGGCAACGGGCACCATGCGCAAATCGCTGTGGGGTGAGGGCGGCATTTACTCGCGCACCGGCCAGAATGCCGAAGGCATGACCGACTTGACGTTGAGCACTGCCGAACAGGTGCGCAACGACATCGCCAAGAACTTGACCGATCCGAAGCAGCGCGCCGCCTTTACCCAAATGTGGGGCCGGTACACGGAAGCCACGGCGAATTCGGCGGCCGGCAAGGAATTCGAGCAACGCCAGGCGACGCGCACGGCGGCCAAGACCTCGGCCCTGGCGAACCTCACGGAAGAGGTAATCCAGAACTACAACGACGACGAAATGCTGGCGACGAACTTCGACGCCGCGCGCGCGATCATCCGCGCCAACCCTGACGGCCTGCCTGCCGAAATGGTAACGCAGATCGAGCGTGAAAGCATTTCCTCGCTGCACATGTCGGTTGTCCAGCGCCTGGCCACGGATAGCCCAGGCCGCGCCATGGAGTATTACGAGCGCAACAAAGGCCAGGTGTCGGGCGTCGACCATACGACCGTTCAGAAGTTCATTTCCGGCGTCACCCAGGCGCGCGACGCCAAGTCGTCGGTTGACGAGATTGCGGGCGGCGGCCGCGCTGGCGAGCTTGTGCGTTCGGTGATTGGCACGGAAAGCTCTGGCGATCCTGCCGCACTGTCGGATGCCGGCGCGGCTGGCCTCATGCAGTTGATGCCTGACACGGCGCGGGAAACCGCGCTGACGCTGCCGGGCATGGACAAAATCAACACCATGAGCGACGACGAACTGTCCGCGTTCTGGAAGACGCCGGAAGGCCAGAAGGCCAACGTTCGGCTTGGCACGACCTATCTGAACAAGCAGCTTGCGACATTCAACGGCGATGTCGAGGCGGCCTTGATCGGCTACAACGCGGGCGCTGGCAACGCGAAGAAGTGGCTTGACGCCGGCCGCGATTATTCCGTTCTGCCGAAGCAGGAAGAAACCGAACCCTACGTGCGCAAGGTGCTGGGCGCGTATCTCAAAGTTGATCTCTCGACCGCCCAGGGCTCGAAGGATATTCAAGCCGCGATCAACGGCAATGGTAGTGGCCCTACGTACAAGGGTGACGCTCGGGCGTTCCTGGCTGGCAAGTTGCAGGCAGGCAAGCCGGCAAGCTACATCGACGACATGGCCCCGGCCATGCAAAACCGTCTAGCCTCTATGATGTCGGAAGCTCCTGACTTCGTGCAAGACGGCCTGGACGTGCTGTCGGGCGCTCGATCCGAAGCCAAGCAAGCCGAACTCTGGCAAGCCGAACTCGCACGCCAGGGCGGCAACGTAGCGGCCGCGCGCAAGAACGTCGCGCCTCCCGGCCGCTCGCGCCACAACTACGGCGACGCGGCCGATTTGGGCTGGAAGGGCGCGCGCTTTGCCAACGCTCCGCAGCCGGTCAAGGATTGGGTGCATGCCAACGCCGAACGCTATGGCCTGCGCTTCCCTATGGGTCATGAGCCGTGGCACATCGAGACGAACGAAGCTCGCGGCGGCAAGGCGGCCAAGGGCAACCGCGTGACGGCGGCCGATGCTGCCAGCGCCAGGGCCGACCAACGCGTGGGCCAGGCGTTCGCGGCACAGTCCGAAGGGCTCCGCGTCGAAATGGCTCCGACTGCTGGCAACCCTGGCGACATCTATGCGAAGCTCTCCGCGCCGTTCTCTCTGTCGCCCGATAGCTCGAACCTTGACGACTGGCTACAGACGGCGCGCGAACGGCATGCCGACAACCCGTCGATGCTGGCCGAAGTCGAACGCCAGCTTACGGACGAAAGCCGGATGCGCGAAAACAAGTCCAAGGAAAGCACGGCGGCGGCGACGCTCGAAGTGTTCCGGGGCCTGATGTCTGGCAAGAACGTCGCGGACTTCGATCCTCTGATGTTGGAGAAGATCGGGCCGGAAGGCGTCAGCAAAATGTTGACGCTCGAAGGCAAGCTAAAGCCAGGCGGCGACGACAAGACCGACGACGCGACCTATTACCGTTTGTCGCAAATGTCGGACACGGACTTCGCGACCTACGATCTGATGACGGATGCCGACAAGCTGTCCGGCGCTGACATGCGTAGCCTGGCCGACCGTCAGCGTGAAATGAAGCGCGGCAACAATGCCAGCAAGCGCACGACCGACCAGACGCGGACGCAGGTTATCGGCTCGGCCGAAAATATCCTGGGCCTCAAGCCGTCGCAAAACCCCGAAGACGCCTCGACTATGGCGACGCTCAACCGCGCGCTTGATACCAAGATTGCCGCATTCATCGAAGGCAATGGCGGCAAGGAACCGGGCGGCGTCGAAATGCAAAAGATGGTCGACGATCTGTTGATTGAAGGCCACGTCACGGACCGCTATGTCGGCGGCCTGCTGACCAGCAAGCGCCAGCTTCGAGCCTTCGAAGCGACGGGAGAGGATCGCGACAACTTCACGGCGGCCGACACGCTCGACGACATACCGGACGATGCCCGCCCGATGGTGGCAACGACGTTCAACAAGATATGGAAGCAAGCGCCAAACGAGGAAGCGGCCGTCGATTTCTACAACGATATGCAGCGCGTCCAGCTCGGCGGCGCGCCGACGCCTCCGCCTGCCCTTGACGCGCGTATTCGCCAGGGGCTAACTCGGACGCTCGGAAGCGTGCCGACACAAGACCAGGTCGACGCCTTCTATCGTGAATGGATCATTCGAGCGCAGACGGGGAAGTAAATGGCCGACGACATCTTCGAAAGTCTCCTGGGCGATGTAGGAACGGGAGCTTTCGAACCGTCGAAGCCCGTCGAGCAAGACCCTATTTTCTCCAGCGTCATGGACGAGGTGGCTTCGGCCGACCAGGCGCAAAAGGCAATTGCGGTCAAGCAAGGCATGCGCGCCATGCCGGAGCAATACGCCGATCACCTGGACCTGTCGAAGACGTTCGGCGTGTCGGTGGATTTCGTCGGCCGCAACGCTGACCAGCTCAAGGCGTTCAAGGGCGCACAAGACCTCACGAAGCTGATGGACAGCAACCCGCCGCTGGCCAAATGGTACATGGCCGGCGACAACCCGCAGGCTATCAAGGTCGACGAACTGCGCCACATGTCGGGCCTGTCCTGGCTTGTCGCCTCGGGCGTCCAGGCTGGCGGCGAGGGCATTACGCAAACGGACTTGGCCGACCTTCGCTACAGGCAGTTGATGGGCCTGGCCTCCGGCGATGAGATCGCGCGCGCGGACAAGCTGTCGGCAGACATGGAGCCGCGCACGTTCGGCGCTGATAGCTGGCTCGAAAAGGGCTGGGTCGGCACTGCGCAGCAACTGCCAATCATGTTCAACACGTTCATGGGTGGCCTCGAAGGCGGCGCGCAAGGCGCTGTCGCGGGCGCTGCTGCGGCCCTGGTCGCCGGTCAGCTCGGCCCGCAAGTCGCGGTCCCGGAAGAAATCGTCACCGTGCCAGGCGCGGCCGCTGTCGGCTTCAATTACGGCTCGATTGCTGGCCAGTGGCAAGCGTCGTTTAAGATGGAAAGCGGCCTGGCATACGATGAGTTCAAGCAGTTCCGCGACGAAAACGGCGCGCTGCTCGACGACGACGTGGCGCGTGTTGCGGCCATTGTCGCGGGCGGCTCGGCGTCGCTGCTCGAAACCTACAGCTTCCGCAAGGTGGCGTCCGTTATTCCAGGCTTTGACAAGGTCGCCGGCATGGTCGGGAAGGACGCCGTCGCCCAGGCGCTGACCAAGCCCGGCGTTCGCGAAGCTCTCAAGACGTTCGCGGGGAACGTGTTCAAGACCGGCGTCACCGAAGTGTCGACCGAAGTTTTGCAAGAGGCGTTCACGATGTTTGCCGGCGAGGCGGCCAAGACCTTCGCCAGCGAAGACGGCGCGGAATTCGCCCATATCTCGCCCGAAGACGCGGCCGACCGTCTGCGCGATACCTTTACGCAGACGCTCCAGACGATGACAATCATGGCTCCTGGCCTGGCGTCGTCGCGCCTGGGGCATGACCTTAGCCGTTCGCGCGTCGCTGCTCGCGACCTGCTTATCCTGGAGGCACTGAACACCCACGCAGAAGGAAACGAGCTGAATGCCCGACTGCCAGAAAAATCCAAGGAAGCGATACAGGCTCTTACAGAAGGCGGGCCTATTCAAAACGTCTATTTGCCGGTCGACGCCCTCAATACTTATTTCCAGACTTCGGAAGAAGCGTCGCGCTTTGCGGCGTCCGTGGGCCTGACTGAGGAATACAACGAAGCCCAGCGCCTGGGCCGCGACATGGAAATTCCTATCGGGTCGTACTACGTCAACATTGCCGGAACGGAGATCGGCGAAGCGCTCAAGGGCGCGGCGAAGTTCTCGCCCGACCGCATGTCCGTCAACGACGCGGAAATGATGAACGAGGCGTGGGCCGAAACGCAGCAGATTTTGCGCGCCGACTATGAGGCCGGCATTGCCGCCGACAAGTCGTCGATGGAGGCTGATGAAGTCATCTTCGACGACGTGAAGAACAAGGCGATGGACGCCGGCATTGTGCCAGACCAGGCGGCGCAATATGCCAAGCTCTACTCGACGTTTTTCCGCGTCATGTCGCAGCGCTCGGGCATGGATGCCGGCGAGCTGTATCGTTCCTATGGCTTCGACATCAAGCGCGCGCTGCCCTCCAGCGAGGGCACGCGCCGCGTCGACAACATGGACCTGGCCATTGAGATCGCGCGCCAGGGCAAGGGCAAGATTGATCCGATGCGCAAGGCGGTCAAGAAAGCGGCCGGGCCGTCGATGCTCGACGCTGTCATTGCGCGTGGCGGCATCCTGGACACTGGCGGCGAGCTGGCGGCAATGGATGCGCCGAAGGGCCTGGCGCGGCCGCAGCAGATTGAATTTGATAGCTCGCTGTGGACTGGAGCAGAAGCGCCGGGCGGCGACTTCAACGAATTCTCGGCCGACGATGTGGTGCGCCAGATGTGGGAAGAAGGCTACTTCCCGGAGTTCGAAGAGCGGCCGACGCCCGACGATCTGTTCAACGCGATCCGTGAGGGGCTTTCCGGTCAAGACCGCTTTTCGTCCAGTTACGACAGGCGCGGCGAACCGGCCATGCAACAGACTGCCGGCCTGGTCGCGTTCGTTGATATGCTCGATCAGCTTGGCATTGATCCGGCCGCGCTCGACAACGACGCCGTGCGCGCCGCCATCGACCAGGCTGTCAACGCCGATCCCGACACGGCCGCTCTGTTCCAGCGGGTGGCGTCGTTGCCAGAAAGCGCCTCGCTGTCGACGCCGCGCGTGCCGACTGCCGAAGAAATGGCGGCAAGCTCGAAAGTCGAGGCTGTCGACCTGGCCATGGTACGCGGGACCAATCGGCTGGAATGGGAGCGCTTCGAGGCAGGCGACCATCCTGGCGCGCTCATTGAGGGTTACGGCGACATGCCTGTTGTCGGCCGACGCGAAGACGGCGAGCTTATCACGTTCGATGGGCACCATAGGATTGCCCTTGCCATCGAGCGCGGTGACACGACGATGGAAATGCACGTCATCGACGTTAAGGATTACGACCCGGAAAACGCCGGTCGCAAGGCTTCGCCGTCGACAATCTCCGATGACGATTTGTTGCGCGAACTCAACCAGGAAAAGGGCGTCAAGCGCGGCTCGATCCAGTTGGCCAAGGGTCGAACCGTCGTCAACCTGTTTGACCAGGCCGACCTTTCGACGTTCCTGCACGAAAGCGGGCACTTCTTCCTTGAGGTGTTCCGCGACCTGGCGACGGCTCCGAACGCGCCGGCCGAACTCATGGTTGATTGGGCAATAACCCGCGACTATCTCGGCCTTGGCGAAGACGGCACCATTCCGACCGAAGCGCACGAAACGTTCGCCAGGAGCTTCGAAGCCTACCTGTTTGAAGGCAAAGCGCCGTCGCGCGAAGTCGCCGACATCATGTCGCGGTTCCGCTCCTGGCTGGTGTTCGTCTACCAATCGGTGCGCCGCCTCAATGCGCCGATCAATGACAAAATCCGTGGCGTCATGGATCGACTGATTGCGACGGACGAAGAGATTGCGGCCGCGCAAACTGGAGCCGAATTCCGGCCGGCGTTCAAGGACGCGGCATCGGCCGGCATGTCTGACGCTCAGTGGCAAGTCTACACCAAGGCGGCCGCGCGTGCGGTCGATGAAGCCAAAGCGCAGATGGACGCGCGCCTGCTCTCTGAGATTGCCAGGGAGACGACGAAGGAATGGCGCGATGCCAAGCGCGAAATTCGCGATGAGGTCGCCGGGCAATTCGAGCAACTGCCGGTCTATCGCGTCATCAACTACCTGCGGACGGGCGAGGGCGCGCCAGAGGGCACGGAGCGCATGCACCTGGACAAGGGCGCGATCCAGACGATGTTCAACGAAGGCGCGTTCCTCAAGCTGCCGAAGGCTGTGCCGCCGCTCTACCGCAACAAGGGCGGCGTGCATCCTGATATCCTGGCCGAACTCTTCGGCTTCGCGTCGGGGCATGAAATGCTGTCGCTGATGATGTCGGTCAAGCCTATCGGCAAAGCCATCGTCGAGGAAACAAACCTGCGCATGCGCCAGCGCTTCGGCGATAGCATGGGCGACGCCGTTGCCCGCGCCAGGATCGCGGCGGAGGCTGTGGCGAACGATGTTACCGGCGAACTGATCAACGCTGAAATTGGCGTGATTATCAAGAAGGGGCTAGCCACTACAAAAGCGAACAAGGAAGACGCCCGGCGCATGGCTCGAAGCCTGGTGCGGGGCAAGACCATTCGCGAAGCTCTGAGGATCAAGCTTTATCAGAACGCCAACGCCAAGGCGGCCGGCGAAGCTGAGCGTGCAATTCTTGCCGGCAACTGGACTGCGGCGCTCGCGGCGAAGAAGCGCCAGCTTCTCAACCACTACGTCGTCATGGAGGCGGCCGAAGCGCAGAAGGAAGTCGAAGCGGCCGTCAAGTACATCAATCGGTTTACTGGCCGGAAGCGGCCTAAATCAATCTGGCCTGATCATATGGACCAGATAGAGGCGCTGCTTGAGCGCTTCGATTTCCGCAAATCGATCTCGCTCAAGGATGAACAGCGCCGCACCTCGCTCGCGGCCTGGATCGCGGACCAGGAAGCGGCCGGCGAACTGGTCGTAATTCCCGACGTGGTGCGCAATGACGCCTTCCGCAAGCCGTACCGCTCTATGACGGTCGACGATCTCCTGGCCGTGCGTGACGCGGTCAAGAACATCGAACACCTGGGCCGACGCTGGGCCGCTGTGCATGGCGACATCGAGGCGCGCAAGTTCAACGGCCGTCGCGACGAGCTGGTTTCCTCGCTCGCCGCAAGCCAGCCCTTGAAGCCGGAAGCGAAGACGCGCAACCCGACGAAGTTCGACGACATCGTGTCCCTGGGCAAGTCGCTCGAAGCGGCGCTTCTCA